CCGTTTGAAGCCAATGTTTCCCCAGGAGGCACGAACTCGTAACTTTACGTATGCCGCTCAAATGTTCTGCGATGTTCGATTTACCGCTCGAAAGTACACCGGAATAGATCTTGCAACCATCGAAGAGAATGTCCGCGTGTTCCAGGGAGTATCGCTCGGTAAGATCCCAGTTATGCTTGGATCGTCGCTGTGTATCCTTAACGACTACCCGCTTTCGCGAAAGGAACTAGGTGAGTGCCCGAATGACCCGCTCGGTTACTTCATCATTCACGGAAGCGAGCGAACGATTCTGTGTCAGGAGAAGGTTGCAGATAACCGTATCATGGTCTTCTACAACAAAAAGACCGGATCAAAGTATTTGTACTCGGTCGAGACCAAGTCTCTACATGAATCATTCACAACTCCACCCAAAAAGCTTGAAATTCGCATTTCAACCAAGTTCAACGGATTGGGTTACCCGATGACAATGTGTGTTCCTCGTTTCCGCGAAGATATTCCTATCATCGTCATGTTTCGTGCCCTTGGGATTGAAAATGACCAGGATATTGCGGATATTGTATGGGGCGACTCAAAGAATGTTGAAGGTCTGGCTGCATCATTCAAGGAGTGTGCAGATATCAAGGTATACACGCGAGAGGATGCAGTGGAGTATCTATCGCATCATCTACAATACGTAACTAGTCATGAAGACAAATGTGCTTATGTCCGATCATTGCTGGAGACAGAATATCTGCCACATGTGAAGTTCGGCGGAGACACGAGTAACACTCAGACTCTAGAAGCAAGAAAGTGTATTATCACTGCTTCAATGATTCGTCGTTTGGTACTGACGGAGCAAGGACTCATTCCTATCGACGATCGCGATTCGTATCCAAATAAGCGAGTCGTGACAACTGGCTCTCTTCTAACTCATCTGTTTCGTCAGTTGTTCCAGAAGGTATGCAAGGATATTCGAGGCAAGTTCGTTCATGAAGTCAACAACGACGCATGGAAGAAGGGCGAACCGCGTCCGCTCGATGTCCTAAACGTAAACAATCTTTATAAAATTCTAAAAGTATCGACAATCGAAGGAAAACTAAAGCAGGCACTTGCCACTGGCAACTTCACGGTCCAAGGTCTTGGCACATCAAGTTCTGCTTCTGCCTCGAATGCTACCAAGATGGGTGTTTCGCAAGTACTGAATCGTCTGTCTTACCAGGCGACAATCAGCCACGTTCGACGAATTCAGACTCCAATTGAAAAGTCAGGGAAATTGCTTGCCCCCCGCAAGTTGCACGGGACTTCTTGGGGATACATGTGTCCAGTTGAGACACCAGAAGGGCACTCGGTCGGCATTGTCAAATCAATGTCGGTAACAACGTCTGTGACCCAGCATACTCCCTCATCAGTTACTCTGGACGTTCTTCGTGATTTGAATCTCGACTGGATCAAGAGTATTCGCAAATACGACGGCACAAGTATCATTGTCAATGGCGTGATTGTTGCATACAGCAAGGATCCTGCGAAGGTATACAATCATGTTAAAAATGCCAAGCGGACATTCCGTCTCCACCCACACACCGGTATTTCTTGGAACATTCTACAAAATACAATCAGTATTGAATCAGACGGAGGCCGAGTTGTGCGTCCGTTGTTCCGGATTGACTCTGGAAAAATTGAATCATCTCCTGCTTCATCTGTTTGGAACGACTGGATCCGAACTTCTATTGAATACATTGATTCGGCTGAATCAGAGACAATTCGGGTAGCAATGCTTCCGGATGATATTACCAAGTATCATACACATTGCGAACTACATCCGACTATGGCATTGGGCCATATGGCGTCCAGCATTCCACTATGCGATCATAACCAGTCGCCGCGAAACACATACCAGTCTGCAATGGGTAAACAAGCAGTTGGAATCTTTGCGCGAAACTACAACAATCGTCTGGATAAAAATGGTTATATCTTCTGCTCACCAATGCGTCCGTTTGTCGAAACACGCATGATGAAGACACTACACGCTGAAGAGATGCCATTCGGAGTTAATGCCATTGTGGCTATTGCGATGTATGGCGGGTACAATCAGGAGGATTCAGTAATTCTTAATAAATCAGCGGTCAATCGTGGACTATTCCGAACGCTGTACTATACGATGTACAAGGATGAAGAGCATCGAAATGTTACATCCGGAAAGGAAGAGAAGTTCATGAAACCGCGTCGTGAAAGTACACGAGGATACAAAGCATCGTCATATTCTGCAATCCAGGATAATGGCATGCCGATGCGGAATGCGATTATCAAAGAGAATGATGTTGTTATCGGAAAGGTTACGAATTTGAAGAATGATCTTAATGGGTATGCTTACCGCGATAGTTCAACGATTCATCGTAATTCGGAGGCATGTCGCATTGATGGAGTGTGGCAGGATAAGAACTCAGATGGCTATCCGTTTATTAAGGTGCGGGTTGCTTCTGAGCGTATTCCTGAAGTAGGTGATAAGTTTTCGAGTCGTCACGGGCAGAAGGGGACATGTGGTATCATGCTGAACGAAGATGATATGCCATTTACTTCAGGTGGGTTGCGACCGGATCTCATCATGAATCCTCATGCAGTTCCTTCACGAATGACGATTGCGCAACTCATGGAGAATATGTTTGGGAAGGCGTGTTCTATGCGTGGAACACTTGGAGATGGGACGCCGTATTCTCATCTGAAGGTCGATGATTTGAAGAAACATTTGGTAGATTTGGGAATGCATCCGTATGGAAATGAGATTCTGTATAATGGCGCTACCGGTGAAATGATGCAGGCAGAAATCTTCATGGGGCCTACATTTTACCAGAGATTGAAGCATATGGTTGCTGATAAGAAGCATAGCCGAGCACGTGGACCGATTGTTAGTTTGACGCGTCAACCTTGCGAAGGTCGAAGCAGAGATGGTGGTTTGCGTGTTGGTGAGATGGAGCGCGATTGTATGTTATCGCATGGTGCTGCAATGTTCACGAAAGAGCGATTGATGGACGTATCTGATCCTTTCACGACAGGATTCTGTAAGACTTGTGGTACGCTTGCCGTGGTTAATCCGAAAGAGAATATGTATTCGTGCGGATCTTGTGGAAATCAGACGGAGTTTGAGCTGAAGACGATTCCGTATGCAGTTAAGCTATGGAGTCAGGAGCTAGAGGCGATGCATATTGTACCGCGTATGGTTTTCGAGTAGTTTAAATACATTACGCAAATAGATATCAATGACGCTATACATCCGTGCCGAGAACCCCGAGCTACGCGATATGATTCAGAAGCAAATTGAGAATCATCGTTTTACTGACTCTGGATTTGATATTCCAATGGTTGCACAGAGTATTGATTTGAGCGAGAAGGTTCATGCTTTTTCACTAGGCATCAGCGTAGCAGCTATCGAGATACGTGTGCCGTCGTTTCCCGGGGTAGATCCTGAAAAGCCTACACCTTGCCTTCTTCTTCCCCGCTCCTCCATCTATAAGACGCCTTTTCGCCTGTGTAATTCTATTGGCCTCATTGATGCAGGATATCGAGGCGAGGTAAAGGCGATGGTTGATAATATGGAGAAAACTACTATGCATATTAACGAAGGAACGCGTATTTTTCAAATTTGTCGGCACAATTTTCTGCCATGGGATAGTATTGTCATTGTGGATGAACTTCCATCTGCTACAGATGATCGTGGTTCGGGTGGGTTTGGATCTACTGGTTAGCGTCTGCGTCCACCGACAACCGGAGTATCCCCTAGTTGTCTGATAAGAGATCCAACATAATTGTGTAATTCAATGTATTCACGATCGCGATCGCGTGCTTCTACGCTAATATTGCCAACGATTTCTACCAACTTATCAACATAAGAATCTATAACTTCAGCAACCTGGTTTTTATGAGTCTTATTCATTTCTTCACTTAGTTCTGACTCAAGCAATGTTTTCATTTTATTAAGAATCACCTTTGCTTGTGTCAACTCCTGAGTAAACGTTGATGCTCCACCTCGCTTACGAGTCCGTCGTGTTTTGCGGCTCTTCATTTATTTAACCAGCGGATAAATAAGTACTAATGAAATTGCATCGTGAATAACAGCGCCCCAATAAGCACTATACCATGTTGTTCCGAGTCCAAGTATCATGAACAAAATTACGACTAACGAACGCAGAAAAGTGTTGATTAGCGCATTTGAAGTTGGGATCAACCAAATATTCATTTAGTATTAATATAAGAAATGGTTGTATACACTGGCAAGATATATAACCATATAATCAAACCTAGCGATGCGATTGCATTGAGCTTGAACATAGTAATTTTGGCTATATTCTACTGCTTTGTGGGGTGTTTACTTTCGTATGTATTGTATTACTTTTTTGATGAGTACAATCCGAAGGATAAACTTGGGCTCGAATGGGAAGAAAGATCAGTGTATTATCAACTTGGAGACGTATCCCTTGGAATTGGGATTATTGCTCTTGTATCATTCTGGCTGGTGTTTATACTCAACACATCGGCTCCAATCATTCCAGTCCCTCAATATATGGCCTCATTTGTAGACACTTACACAACAGGTATGTTTTTCATGTATTCTGTTTTCATTTTCATGACTGACTTGACATCGAAGCTCAAATACTTGTTTCAAACCTATTTAGAAGCCAATTTTGATGCTATATTCCCCAATAAAGGCTCACTGCTGGATATGAACTTGCACTATGAATAGTCGGGGTCGGCGTAAGAAAAATAATTTCTCGCAGTAGAACATAAACAAAAATGGGTGGCGGTCTTATGCAGCTCGTCTCTTACGGCGCGCAGGATATCTACATCTCAGGTAACCCCCAGATCACCTTCTGGAAGGTCCTCTACAAGCGCCATACGAATTTCGCTGTGGAGTCCATTGAAGTCACCTTCAACGGTCAGGCCGACTTCAACAAGCGTGTGACGGCCATCATCAATCGTAACGCCGATCTGATGTACAAGACGTACATCCAGGTTGTGCTGCCCCAGATTACGCTGTCGACGACGGCGGCTAATTCCTCTCTTGGCGTCACAAGCATATCACAGGGCTTCCGCTGGCTCAACTTTATCGGTCACCGCCTCATCAAGCAGGTGGAGATTGAAATCGGTGGCCAGCGTATTGATCGCCAGTATGGTGACTGGATGCAGATCTGGACCCAGCTCTCTACGGAGGCGGGCACGGTGCGTGCGCTAGAGTCGCTGATTGGCAACACCCACGATCTAGTTCTGCTCAAGCGCGCGACGGGTATCGGGCTGGATGCCACCTGCACGTCATCTGAGACGACCGTGTCGTGCATCCCTCGCGCCGGAACCCCCGCCAAGACGCTGTACATTCCTCTGCAGTTCTGGTTCTGCCGCAATCCTGGTCTAGCGATCCCCCTAATTGCGCTTCAGTACCACGAGGTGCGCATCAACGTGGACTTCGAGACGTGGCAGAACTGCCAGTATGCTGAGCGCTCGATCGGTTCACCTCTACAGCCCCCAGCCCAGTCGCTCGCGGCCGCCTCGTTGTATGTTGACTACGTCTACCTCGACACTGAGGAGCGTCGCCGTTTTGCCCAGCAGAGCCACGAGTACCTCATCGAGCAGGTGCAGTACACTGGCGCTGAAAGCATCACGTCAAGCTCAAACAAGATCCAGCTGAACTTCAATCACCCCGTGAAGGAGCTTCAGTGGGTTGTCCAGCGCGATTCATTCGTGGACTGCTCTGCTCCCTTCTGGGTCGCGACGGTTGGTGGTCCCCAGCCTTTTAACTACTCTGATGACTTCAGCACGGATGGTATGATTGTATCTCTTCTCTCTCAGGCCCAGAACTTTGGACAGGCTACGGCATTTGCAACCTCTGACGGCTCCGCTACCCCAGATATTACTGCGGCGCTCGGACAGGCCGTGACTCAGAATTCCTCTCTGTATGGTGCAGATTCAGTAGATGCTGCTGGCAACATGGAGTTCGAGTCGGGTGTTAACTACCTGCTCGCCAAGGTCATCCTCGACTCCGGTATTCGTTGCGAGGGCAAGAACCCGATTGAAGTCGCCAAGCTCCAGCTCAACGGCCAGGACCGTTTCACTGAGCGCGAGGGCTCTTACTTCGACAAGGTGCAGCCCTTCCAGCACCACACCCGCACGCCTTCAACGGGTATCAACGTGTACTCGTTCGCCCTGCGCCCCGAGGAGCACCAGCCTTCAGGCACGTGCAACTTCTCGCGCATTGACAAGGCGACGCTCCAGCTGACTGTGTCCATCAACACGGTCACCGGCCAGCGCACTGCCCAGGTCCGCGTGTATGCGCTCAACTACAACGTGCTCCGCGTGATGAGTGGCATGGGTGGTCTAGCGTACAGCAACTAAGCAATTTAGATCTTAAATTTAAAAGATAAATAGGGTTAGATTAACCCACAATTGCGCTTGGATACCCAATTTCAATTGTATATGATCTTATAAATGCATCCCGAAGCACGAGACTTTACTTTATTTGTCAAGTCTCAATTCCCAGAATTTTTTGTTAATAAAAAAGTTCTAGATGTTGGATCTGGAGATATCAATGGTAACAATCGATTTTTATTTGATACTTGCAGTTACGAAGGAAATGACGTTTTTGCGGCTAACAATGTAACTATTGTTTCAAAGACATCTTTATTGCCCTTTGAAGCAGAATCGTTTGACACTATTGTTAGCACTGAATGTTTTGAACACGACCCCGAATATGTTTTGTCTTTTCAGAAAATATTAACTATGCTGAAACCAGGCGGGCTATTTTTTTTTACATGTGCATCAACAGGTCGTTGGGAGCACGGGACCCGTAGGACTTCCCCACATGAATCATATGGAACTATTGGTAATGTAGAGGGATGGACAGACTACTATAAGAATCTTACTTTTGACGATCTAAAAGATAGTTTTGATATCAACGAGTTCAGCCAGTATGCACATTATTATAACTCTTCTTCTCGGGATTTATATTTTTGGGGAATTAAGAAAGGCGCAGATAGTGTATATAATATAAAGACATACGCTTTATAGAAGACTAAATTACGTATAACTTATTTCATCTTTAAATTCCGTGTCACACAATACCATCAGGATTGAATTGCGTTCCAAGTTCATAACAATGTAATTATTCGGGGGAAGCATTAAGCCTTTAGTTGATGTATCAAGGATAAACGTCTGTTTATTTCCAGTATCTTTAAAAATAGTTTCAATTTCTACCCTTCCATTCAAACACACGATATATTGCCAAGTATTTGTATGACCATGATGCCCGCGAATGTTTTCATCATGATCATTTAATCCGGAAATATAAAACACTCGTTTTATATCAAATCCAGTTGTATCTTTTTCAATAGCAACCAAATAGCCCGGTTTAGCATTTTTCTTTACATGCAGATCAATAATGTATGCTTCCATTTACAAGATATCTATATTTAAAACTAATGACTGCAACAAACCCGCTGGGGACTAATTTTAATATTTCGTTTACAAATACAAAGCAATACAATCAATCATTTTCTAATGAATTCAATGGCCATTTAGATAGTATTCTTCAATCTGGAAGTTATATCTTAGGAAGCAGTGTAACTACGCTGGAAAATGAGCTGTGTTCTTATATTGGAATGCCATATGCTATTGCTGTTAGTTCGGGTACATCTGCACTTGAACTAGCCTTTGAGAGTTTGAATCTATCTTCAACTGATGAAATTATCATTCAAGCAAATGCTTATATTGCATGTGCATTCGGAACGCTTCGGTCTCCCGCAAAGTTGCGCATAATTGATTGCGATACTAATGGATGTTTTAGTGTATCCAATCTAAAAGAAAGTATAACTCCCAACACGAAAGCAGTTCTAGTTGTTCACTTATACGGAGATGCGTGTGATATGGAGTCTGTTTTTAAGATTTGTAAAAACAATAATATTATGCTGATCGAAGATTGTGCTCAATCGTTTGGTTCATGCTGGAATAATAAAAAACTAGGATCATTCGGAGATATTTCTTGCCATAGTTTCTATCCCACTAAGAATTTGGGTGCACTTGGAGACGGAGGTGCAATTTTGTGTAAAAGTGAAGTATTAGCAAATAGATTTCGTAAGATGCGTAATTTGGGGTCTACTGAGAAATATATACACTCTATTATCGGAACAAATTCACGTATGGATGCTCTGCAGGCATTATTTCTAACAACAAAGCTACCAGATGTTGATAATGTAATAGCTAAGAAGCGAGAGATTGCAAATTTTTACACGACTAACGGGTTGCCTCATATTTTTAACAATTCTTTGAAAGCATACCATTCTTATCATTTGTACGTAATTTCTGTAAATAATCGTGACTGTGTAATGAAACATCTTGCTTCACAAGGAATTGAAACTATAATTCATTATCCAATCCCGTTTTATAAGAGTAAAGCGTTTGGTTATTTAAATACTCTATCGTTTCCAAACGCCGAATATCTTGCATCTCGAATTCTATCTATTCCAATACACACCAACCTAAGTGAAATGCAACAGCGTTTTATTGTAGAGACTCTTTCTAAAAGTAATGAATAAATGAAACATATAACGATATTATCGGATATCAAATATTCGGTATTGGGTGTAACGTGTATACGGTCTTTAGCTCGTACAACAACTATCCCATTGACTATTCATTATTATTGTGTTGATATGGATACATACCACGCTTTTAATAAATTGAAGCTAAATACCGAAAAGGTTAATGTCATAGTATATACTCCTTATGTCATTTTTCAGGATAAAACAGATAAAAGCAATGCAATGTATAACCTAAAAAATACGCATTATATATATTTTTTATGGACGCTTGCTTCATATTTTTCAGATTATATTATGAAGAAGATAGATCAGCCTGTAACGTATATTGATTCCGACATATATTTTCATAATGACATAAAGATTATATATGATGAAATAGGACAGAAAGATTGTGGTATATTTAAGCATCGTTTTTTGGACGATGGAAGACCCGACATAACTGCTAGTGGAAAGTATAATGTTGGAGTCGTATATTTTAATAATTCTGTCAAAGGGAAGTATTTATTAGACTGGTGGAGCGATGCAGTTGTACATAAAAAGTACCCAGAATATGCAACGTGCGGAGATCAGAAATATCTAGAATATTTTACAACATGTTGTGATGCAACTGAATTATATATTGACGACAATATTGGACATGGCGCACCTTGGGACTGGCAAGTATATGATTTAACTCATATCAAAGATGGTGTACTCGTATGGAACAACCAAAATCTTCCTCATGTATTTAGTCATTTTTCCAAATTTGGATTTGATTTTAATAAAAATGAGTTTAAATGTATAACTCCTCCGACATTATATGCTGGATTAAACAATAATCATATTGCATATCAAAATAAGGATTTAGTCGAAATACATCGTAATTATTATGAAGAATTAAAAACATCATATACCATGTTGAGACAACATACACCTATATCAGCAAGTAATATGTTTACACAGCCTAAAATTAAATCTATAAGATGGGGTCTATCAAAATCGCGGTTGGGATGATTGTATTTGAGGGGGACTATGTTCTGCGGCAATGCTTAGATCAGTTATACCCGCATGTAGATCAAATACTCATTGCCGAAGGTCCTGTGACATTTTGGCAGAAGCTTGGCAAAACTACATCACAAGATAACACAAATAGAATATTAAATGAGTATCCAGACCCAGATAATAAGCTTGTTGTTGTACACGGACAATTTCGGGAAAAAGATGACCAGTCAAACGCATACACTAGGTACATTCGAGATGACATCGATTATCTATGGATGGTTGATTCAGATGAAGTCTATAAAACGAATGATATAATTCGCCTTAAGAAATACTTGGGTAAAGAAATGCCTACAAGCGTAGGTGTACAGAGCTGTACGTTTTATGGCGGATTTAATCATTATTTAACTGGATTTGAACAACTACCTGACAACTTCTTGCGTATTTTCAGATACATGAGGGGTGCGACATGGTTACGTCATCGGCCTCCAACGATTAATTACCCGACAAATATTGAGCGTAAGCATATTACAAGCGATCAATTGTTTAAGGACACTGGAATCCAGATGTATCATTATTCGTATGTGTTTCCGGATCAAGTCCACAAGAAAATGAAGTATTATGCAACGTTTGTCAAAAATGGGACAATTTTCAATTATTTTCAAAATGTATATCTTCCATGGGTAACCGGAAATGATCTTGATAGACGTCATATTGAGGCACAAAATTTAGGAGTACATGAGTGGGTTCCTTCTAGACGCGGAGCATGCTTTACTGCAAAGTTTAACGATGTTCATCCGGAGTCTATTTCAAACTCGTTAACCGAATTAAATAAAGTGTTTGCGGAACAGTTATTTAGACATCTATAAGTATAATAGATTATAACAGATACAATGAACGCAATAAATAACCTAAAAAAACGTATATCTGAACTATCAGCTTCTTCTAAACAACAAAATATAGATAATATATGTGATGAAACTATTCAATTATTGGAATACCTTTATAGTAAACGTGCAGAAAATGCATGGTGGGGTACAAATCCAAGACCTGAATATTTCGAACACCGAATTGATCAATATCTTTGGAGAAATAGAAATTCTTTTTGGGTAGAGCGAGGTGTATTTAATAATATGTGTATAAATGCAAATGCACGCATATTAGAGTTAGCTTGTGGAGATGGGTTTTTTGCACATCATTTTTATTCACATCTAGCAGATTCAATCGAATGTATTGATATCGAACAACAAGCGATTCAGTATGCAAAAAAATATCATTCATTTAGAAATAAAGTTCAGTACTACTGTGAAGATATAATGACTTATATTCCAAAAAATACATATACAAATATTATTTGGGATGCAGCTATTGAACATTTTTCACCAGAAGATATTCATTCCATACTTAAAAGGTATATTGAATATCTAGAACCGAGCGGCATTCTTAGTGGATATACTTTACAAGAAAAAGAAAGCGGTATTCTACAACATAGCGATCATTTATGTGAAATGAGAAATAAAGAACACCTTGCAAGTTTTTTTACTCCATATTTCAAAAATGTATTAATTCTAGAAACACTTAGTCCTCAAAGAGTGAACTACTATTTTTTTGCATCAAACGGTCCTCTTCCGTTGACACCAGGTTATCAGAATAAATATCTGTTAACATCGCGGTGATATCATGGATATATAAAACGACATTATAAATAAATGCAAGTAAAAGTTGATAATTGGAAATCTGCAAGTATACCCAGACATCAACTGGATTTAAATCTCCAAGAACTATCCTCGAAATCAAAATATCCGCCTCATTGGAAGAGTATTCTCGCTACGATTCCAAGTAAGGATCGTATAGTAGATATTGGTTGTGGAGTCGGTTCAATTGCAGGACTTCTAGAAAAAGAAGGACTAACTAATTCATACCTAGGTATTGATTTTTCTGATAACATGATTCAATGTGCAACTGAACATTGGAAGAACTATGAGTTCAAAGTTGGAGACGTTATGCATTTAGATGATATTCGAGAAAATGATATTTTGCTGTGTAATGGATTGTTGAATACTATGCCGAATGCTATACATGCACTGCATAAAATTTTAAGTTACAGAGCAAAATATGTATTGTTAAGTCGACTATGTATAGATGTTACTGAACAACATGGAACATACAACGCCTACGGCACAATTGTTCCTAAATATACTTACTCTAGAAATACATTTTATAGTATTATTGACAGATGTAAGTATTTAATCGAAAAGGTAGATAATTCAACGGGTACATATTTATTAAAGCGACTTTAGGGGAAATATTCTATCCCAGAGTACAAATGCCACACAAGACTCGTAAGATCGGAACACGGGCACAAGTTATGCACGGCACTGCAGAGAAGACTAAGGGTGGTCTCACTAAGAAGAGTTTGAAATACAACAAGTATGGTCGCATTGTTTCGAAACGGAAGAGTGCGAAAGGAGTGAAGGGATTTTAAACGAAGTAATGAATACATAAAAATGCCAGATTATATCGTAGAGGCGAAGACGGTTCAGACAAGTGCAATTCGCACTCTAACAGAGGCACTCAAGTGTATTCTGGTAGAAATGAGCCTGCTTTTCGACAAGGACGGGGTCCGAATGGTTGCAATGGACCAGACTCGCACCGTTCTAGTCCATCTTCGCCTATACGCAGATAAGTTCGAGAAGTACGAATATAAGAATTCATCCTCCAAGCTTGTTATCGGGATTAACACCGATCACCTTTACCGCATTATTAAGACTGCGAGCAACGATGATACCGTAACCTTTTACATTGATCAAAGTGACCAGAACTCACTCGGTATTCTGCTAGAAGATGGCGATAAGAAGCAGGTTACTCGCTACAAGCTGAACCTTCTTGATCGCGATGAGCCTGATATTCAGCTACCCGATACCGAGTTTTCTACGCACATTACCATGCCTTCTCTGGATTTCCAGAAGATATGTCGCGATATGACGCTACTTGGAGCAAAGGTTACCGAGATTCAGAATGTAAACTCGAGCCTAACGTTCAGCTGCAAGGGTCATTTTGCGTCGCGAACGACGATTATGGGAGATAGTGAAAATGAGTTCACAATTCAGAAGAAAGAGAATGATATTGTTACTGGCACGTTTTCATTGCCTCATCTGGTTCTCTTCACCAAGTGTACCAATTTGTGCAACAATCTAGAGATCCACATGAAAAATGGCTGGTTTTTGATGATTCGATATGTGGTTGCAAATCTTGGCGATATTAAGCTATGCTTGATGCCTGTATCCGTGTAAGTGTAAGGAAATTCTAGATATTATTTCTAGTGTAAAACAGAGAATTGCAATAGTTTCAGCGACTATAAAATAGTTGGTGAAATCGGTTGTAGATATATGAAACACGTTTTCTAGTAGATCGTGAAATGGAGATGTATTATTCGTAAGATCCTTTTCTGCTACAATTGAAACACATACCCTTAAAAATATGTGCTGTAGCCACACCAAAATAATCGTAATAAGAATAACAAGTTTAAACCAAAAATTAGGGTATATTGTGTGTGAAATAAGAATAGAAACCATCAGTAACATAAAAAGCATGAAGTGGATATATCCCAGAATATAACCTAGCGCTTCGCCCTCATTAGTTAGCCATTTATACAAAAACTTGATAGTGTTTTTTAGATACTCCGAACACGAATGAATGATTGACTCTTTATCTATTTCTATTGCAATCTTCATTCTTAATTCTACTTACGACGTGATTTATGGGCAGTATACGTAACATCATCTCCAATTTGAAACATGGGAATCTTTGTGTTCAAATTAGATCGCTCGTGTATGGCTGATGACGTATTCCATATTTTGATGATTGAAAATTGACCTTTAGGAGAAACAGTAATCCCTGCAATCGATTCTTTATTTTTTACAAGTAGTTCGTCTGTTACACAATTAACCATAAGATCGATGTATATTTTTTGAATGTTTGAAATATCTACCTTCTTGGACCACGAACCTCCGTTCTCGTTTTCAGGGGAATCCCATATAGGTTTGAATCCATCTCGCATGAAGAAGAACATCCCGCATTCCCAAGCATCTTTAGGAATGGCCTCTACGACCGACCAAAACTGCTGGGGCGTAGACAGATCAGCAATACGAATATATCCGTTCAACGAATAGTCGTGGCTCTCGGGGTCATGATACCACAAAATCCAAGAATTTTTGAATCTTGTGGTCTCTGTCCCCATTTTATACTCAGTACTATATTATGTATGTTTAAAACGGAATTCGTTTTTCAAGGAACAAGTGTACAGTATTACAATGACTCTTACTGTTATTGACATGTATGCCCTTCGGGAGTGCACGCGAATTGTTCTCCCTGCAATTGTGGAGGAGAACATATCGAAGCTTCGCCGAACTGCAATGGTGTTCAAGCCGTTTTATAAGTCGCAAAGGCATGCACCAAGGCCTCGTCCAGTAGATAACTGGCGGGAAAGGTTACTTGTCGAGTGTGTTCGCAAGGTAAAGGAGCGCGAAGATCCAGAGTACTCAGAGATCTTTGCAATCTTCAATAAAATTACAAAGTCAAGTGTCGAAAAATTGTCAAACGATACGATTGCCCTTATTCAAAAACGCGACGAATCATTTCGTCTGCGTGTAAGCACACTATTGTTCGACAAAGCTATTACCAACCACATTTTCGCAAATGTAATGGCCGATTGTGCAGTCATTCTATCGAGTTCTATTCCAGAGATGGTTGAAGATTTGAATACACAGGTTTCGATGTTCGATACACTTTATAACATGAACGAAACAATTGCTTGTAATCACAATACCCTTATTGAGTGGACAAAGCAGAAGGAGAAGCGCCGGGGATATGCCAAGTTTGTAACTGAGTTGAATGTTCGTAATCTAATTAGCGACGATTGTGTTCAGAAGGGACTGGAGGATGTACTATCGGAGCTTTCGATTCTTCTTCAGCAGGTAAAGAGTCCACAGACGGAAGAAAATATCCACCAATGCGCCGTGTTCTTGTTCGAAACTCTTAAACTGATTCCCTCAACAAATAAAGTGTGCCGAGAACTTATGAAGAAATCAATCTCGGCTATCCTGCAATCGAGACCACCGACACTGATTATGAAGACAAAGTTCAAGCTGGAAGACGCGTTGAAATTAGTGTCCTAAAAACATATCGGCAAAACAAATGTCTGCTCCAGTAATACCATCCGCGAGCGTTCTACTCCGGGCGGCGCAGGTTGCAGTTGAGCAGGACAAGCCTATTTATCTGGATTACTACGGAGATAGTGTTTCAAAGAAGTGCTGTATCGGAGTCAACGACCAGGAAAAGTATCTTGTAAAGTCCGAGAGTGAGTATACGTCGACAATTCAGAGCGTTTTTAAGTGTGAAACGTGCTACATTGTAATGACGGAGAACTCGCTATATATTGTTTCGGCTGACGTTCCAATCAAGAAAATTGTTGCGCCACCTACAGAGTAAATAAATATATAAGTAATGGACCTAGTTTTTCCACCTCCACACTACATCCTATTTGAGCCGTTAAATGACACAAATATGTTGAAGATATGGTCGGAATACAAGCAAAAAAATAAAGATTGCGAATATGAAGTATTTGATGCTTCAATGAATCATTCAGTTGAAACATTTGCTCCCTGGATTGAATCGTGGATGAGTCGAATGCCGTCTAAGAAGACTCGGTTTCGAGTTCTTTTGATTCTTCATGCTGAATTTTTGACTTTTTCTTGTCAGCAAGTGCTTCGTCGCCTGCTAGAACAGCGATCCTTCCGATGCAGAGTGTGGTTCCACATAGAAGACCCTACCGGACTTCAAGCGGCAATCCAGAGTCGATGCATCATAAAACGAATTCCAACCTATCTTCACGCTGTCAAATATAAAACACTATGAAGCTCGAAGTTTATACAGACGGCGGATGCACGCATAATGGAAAACAGAATGCGCGAGCGTCTTATGGATACTATTTTCCAGAACACAAAGAGCTATCATTTGCATCCAGAGTTCCAGCCGATCAACCACAAACAAACAATCGAGGAGAACTTTTGGGTATTTTAGAGGGTATCAAAAAGGCCCAGGCATCATTTCCTGCAGCAGATGTGAATCTTCATGTATTTACAGATTCGGAATACTCTAAAAATTGTATAACCAAATGGCTTCCGGGATGGATTGCAAAAGGCTGGAAGACATCATCGGGAACTGCAGTGTTGAATCGCGATCTAATTGAAGATATTTCGGGGCGACTTCTTTGCTTTGAATCGCACACGTTTACATATGTTCGCGCTCATACCGGTGGTGATGACGAAATGAGTAAAAATAATCATATAGTCGACAGAATGGTTTCAAAGGTGTTGAATCCTGAAGAAGCGGTTCCTGTTGCTAAAGTTGAAGTGAACGGTCCTCTTCAGATGATGGGTCCGCCAGTATCAGAAACTCAGCTTTATAACTGGTGTATTGCAAATTTGAAGGAGCTGGATCCTGTTATACTGCGCACTTCTATAATTTCTGCATATGTCAAGTCTATGAAGAAAAACGGATACGAAGTTACGAAACAGAAACTACATAGAACGAACGAATACCGATTGATCGCTGGTAATCATTTAACCACGACACACACGGATTAATATAAAATGAGTGTAACGGCATATCATTTCTGGTCGCCTACTTGTGCTCCGTGTAAGGTCATTAAGCCTGCAATCGAAGATTTGAAGGAAGAGTTTTCAAATATTCGCTGGGTTTCTGTTAATACTTATAGCGATCCTGATAATTATGCTGGACAGTTTAATGTGACTAGTGTTCCTACAATTGTGGTAGTTTCGCCAACTTCTACGGAGAGACACTCGGGAACAACTATGATGGGGTATTATCGTATCATTAGAAAGTCACTTTCTACTTTGTAATATTAGGAACAACATTATCGAATAAATTAGACTCCAACTGCTTCTGTTTAGCAGTTAAATTTTTCAACGTTTCATTGCTATTAGGGTCAGTAATACCAACACTATTTAGATATTTTATGTCCGCTTTAACCTTGTCTAGTTCAGACTGCTCCGGTGTTGGAGTAGTAGTCGATGGGTCTGCGGCGGGAGCTGAAGATGGGGCTGATGATGACGATGATTTCGCGAGTTGTCCGGTATATGGCAGATATTCGGGGCTAGATGCAGATGTTGATATCCATCCGGATAATCCTAGAGAAAATCCGAAAAGCGCAGCAAGTCCATCGTTATAGAGAGAGCTAGTGAACAGATACGTTCCAGGCGGCGAGGCCTTGGTAGATAATACCTGAGCAAGCAGTACCAGGAACGACGACATTATTGCAATAAGATTCTTAACGGGAGTCTCTTTGGCGTTCTGAACCGTGTAGTCGTATGTGTAGTATGTCAGGATTGCAGCTGTTGATACTACAAACATAGGCAGAAACTTGCCAAATACAAATGCAGATATTATACATGTGACCAGCGAACTAGCGCCTATTGTGGAGGGGATCATATATCCAATGTTCAGGGTAAACACTGTCATTACAAGCCCCCACGCTAGCAGTGCATATGGGATCATACTGACGACCCAGCGCAGTGTTGTCCACAGGCCTCCCTGTAGAACAGCAAATGCACCGCCTCCCCCAAACAGCAATGCTATAATCATCACTGCAAAGAACAAAAAACTGCTGTACAGTGCAGCATATGCTTTACTAAGTGCCATTCTTTATCATTCAAATAAGATTATAAAATATAATACTAAATGAGTGCTCCGGAAGGAACAAGTATTATTCCATCAACTACCCCAGCTGCAATCAAAGAGGGCCCGATTCCAGCACCTTCTACCGCGATGCCTGTTATATTCCCTCCTGCGCCGAAAGGAAATAATTCGCCGCCTCCTAGTACTTCTCAGACACCCCCGACAAAAAAAGAAGGAATGTCCTTCCAGGATTTAATTGTTTCAATTTTTTATTTGGTTTTTACGGGTTATGCGATATACTATGGCTGGATACTAGGTCAAAGACATGGTCGTGAATATTTAATGTACGTTCAGACATTTGGGCCATGGCTACGCAGTTGGTTCGTTCGAGATTAACTATAGGTTCTGCGATCACGGTAATCCCACTCTTCTGTCTTCCAAACACTATCGTCGTTTTTATCATCCTTAGCAGCTTCTTCTGCCTCTAACCTAGCTTCCTTTTCCATCTTCTCTTCTAGTGTCAGCTCAGGCCTTAGCTTCTTGTGGCTGACATCTTTCCAATCGTCCTTTGGTAGTGCCTCTGGTTCTTCGTAAGAATCATAGACAAACCCATCATATGCCTGTCGTTCTTCACGATAAACAAAGTGAGAGCGCTTCTCGAGATTCTGGCGCTGAATCCTGGACTGTTCGCTGAGTTCATTCATCTCTCGCTGTTGCTTTTCCTCGTCGGCTTTTTCGTTCCACTCGCGCGCAAGCAATGCAAACGACTTGGGTCTAGTCCATGTCCCTGCATTAGTGCGAACTGGCGCCGATCCGCTCAATGCAGGAAAGCTTTCGGGCTTTAGATTAATCTCCTCGGCCTTAGTGATGCGATTACGCAGGTGCGGAGGAACATACTGAGACGCCATTCTGTGTTGTAATCATATCCATACAAAAAGTAAATTCGTTTTCCCGAAAAACGAACTTACAACCTCACAGATGTGAATTGTATAAGAATGTCGTATGCCTTGTCTATTGCGTTGAATGGTGCCATTACGGAGTTCCAGATCCCAGCAAAGACTAAAGATGTTCTCGAGTGGATACGAAAGAAGTACAAGAACAATTCAATTCAGTTTCAAGGTAAACTCCAAGATCCAACCAAGGACACGCGTATGCTAAATATCTTTGCTTCCTCTTCTGAAGATGAAGATAATGTAAATTCTCACATGCTACCTGCACCTTTTGACGAGGAAGTATACAGCAGTCAAATCTTGATTCTAGTTACCGAAAATGACGACGATGACTCATACATTCCTGCAATATCGTCATATAGTTCAATTAGAACACATGAGTACGAAAAACTATACCAAGAATGGACGTTTGCAGTCGATGAGGATGATAATGATGTTGTCGAGAATGAAGAGGAGGAGGATGCGCCAGTGGAGGAGGAAGTTGTATTCGAAGAGCCAGAAGAAGATATTCCCGTTCAACGATCAGCCCCTGTTAGAGCTGTGAAGCAAGTTCAACAACGCGATGTGTTTATTGATTGCGCGATTCGTGAGAAGGTGGTTGATAACTTTGCGTTGTTGTTCAAGTCTCGTGAAATGGCAACTGACTTTGAACTGAGTATTCTCAAACATGTAGTTGAACTAGCGAAAAAGGATAGTTATGAAGTTGACTGGTCTAACAGGACATTTTGGAATATGTATCGCAATCGTGCGGTTTCTCTCTATGAGAACTTGAAGGGTTCGGACAGTTACGTTAAGAATAATCAACACATTCTAGATAAAATTAATTCTGGTGAGCTCAATCTTAATAATGTTGCAGAAATGTCTCCGATTGATTTGTGTCCTTCGCGCTGGAAGGAATCAATTGAGAAAATTATTGAATCAGAAAAGAAGCTATACTCTACCCAGAAGAATGCGTCTATCTTTATGTGGTGCTCGGGGTGTAAGCGGAAGACAAAGTGCGATTACTACCAGCTTCAGACACGTTCGGCCGATGAGCCTATGACAACGTTCGTTAATTGTTTGGAGTGTGGCAAGAAATGGAAATTTTAGTGGTTAGATATAATGGTTTGGATTGCAGAGAGTCCCTTGAATAATGCAGATGACAAAAAGCTTTTTAAGTATCTCAAGGTTCGCATGGGTGAGCGTAATGCCAATAAGATAGTTAAGGTCCTAAGCCTTTATAAATACATCAAGTCTCAGCCGATTCGATCTCAAAAAGATATAGAAACGATTGCCTATTATGACGCAAAGAAGACCCGACCTGTATTCAATCGCAAGACAGCGAAGTCTGTTTTTTCGTTGATGAAGCAGTCGGGGGGAGCTGGCGACGAGGCTTTAGTACTAGATCGCGCGATCCGAGGTATGATTACATTTATTCAAGGATTTCTGCCTAGTCCAATAACTACTGCAGCAGACAGCGCCTACTACTACATCACGATTCTGAAACGAGTTCAAGAGATGCCTGGTGTTGGTGAGTTTGTGGATATAGCCAAAGAAGCAGTACTTCAAGCCACTAAAACGTTGATTGTAGGTGCGAACGATGTTGCTACTGATGTAGCTGGTCCTGCCGGTGCAGTTGCAGTGGCTTTGCCTGCAGCTATTGCAGTTGCGTTTGTTGCCATAACTCATCTGCTAGAAGACGAGTTGGGCGAAGCTTTCTTAGTGGTATTTCTTGCTATTCCGTTTATTGGACCAACTTTATACAAGGCAGCCGGATCTTTGGGCAAATTTGGTCGTAAAATATTCGAACACAAAGAGACTATCGTTGGCACAACTGGAATGTTTCTGGGAGATGGTATGGCTGAAACAGTTGAAGATTTCATTCCAAATATGGATGCACGAAAGGAACCGGCTCCGGTTGAAGTTCCAGCTCCAGCAACTACGGGTGCAAAACGATTTTCAACGAGACGACGTAAAGTTCCTAAATGGAGACGAACGAGATCCGCGAAACGCTAAAGAACTGGATCGAATTTGACGACGAAGAGCGTCGTCTTCGTGCTGAAATTAAAAAACTTAACGAACAGAAGGTCCGACTCTCCAAGAAAATTCTAGAATTTATGCGTACTAATGAAGTAGATAAGTTTTCTCTGGAAGGAACTGGAGCAGGAACTTTGACGCGTTCTGTTCGCACAACTAAGCCTCCAGTGAAGCGTGCTAATATCCGAAAGCAGTTGTTTGTATACTTTGCAGATCAGCCTGATCGAGTAACTAGCTTTTTGCGTGAGATGGATGGTATGCCTTCAAACGGAGAACCTGCTACTGAACTAAAGCAACGTGAGGTTTTGAGTCGCACAGTTCCTCGTGAAAAAAAGAATTAAACTTAGATATAAATGGTTATTAAGTACTCTGATAATAACTTATTTCGAGTTGATTCGTCAAAACCTGATGTGATTTTTATTCACAGAAACGTGCCTATTCCTAGCAAATGGCTAAGCCCTCTGGGTATAAGATCACCCAGAAATATGGTTGCCTATCGTGCTGCCAACCCCCTTGAACCGAATGATTGTTTGATTTTAGCAGAGTCATTGTCTGCAGATACTCCCGGATATCAATCAACAAAATGCCACTTTAGAGAGAAAACTACTAATCTTGCATTTGGATTCACTGATGCTCAAAACATTAGAATATCAAATACTCCTTCTGCAATCCAAAATGAACGTGCGAACCCCGATCTTGAAGAGGCATACGCAATCGTAAGAAGGCAAATCATTGAAGGTGAAGCACCATATCACATTGCATACGTATTGTTTAAAGATGGAAATACAAATATAACTATGGAAGCGGATGCAGGCGATCCTGACTTAACGTATCCTGTTTTTGATATATATGATGACAGAAGAAAAACCTTTCATGCTAGATTTTCAAAACTATATCATCCAGCTACGACGATTGTTCTAAAGAAACGATGAATTCGAGCGATCGTTTTGAAACCACATTCAAGTTTCTCCATATTAGCTGTAACTCTTCCCACGTAAGAAGTTCCATTTCAAACAATTCCCCATAATACATGTTTGTGCGCTTTGCTACCATTTTGCACAAATCTGTAGGGTCTTTTATCTCCAAGGCATACAAGTCTCGAGAGTGAATCTGTGTATTCAAATCTTCTATTGCATCTCGATCTTCAAACGGCATGACTTCTTCGTTGAATTCACGCAAAGCTGTATCCAATGAATTCGTATCTTTATGTATATTGAACGCTCCTTTTACAATACCATACCTCCAATCTTTTTCTAAGTATCGGAATCTGGCACGTGTATGTGTCGGATGTATATCTGGTGTATCAAATTGGATGCGCATACCATATTTACGACTTAACCTTTTGCATTGCACTGTGTAGTAGCTCATATAGTCGCCTGGTAACGAAAACTTCTCAAGTTTACAAACATCTTCATGAATATCGCGAAGAAATCTAGACTCTTTTCCGATTAGGAACTTCACTTCGTTGTGTATTCTTGCAGTAACAATTACAATTGCCATTTAAGAAGTGCCTCTCGGGCAGCCCATTGTTCTGCCTGTTTCTTGGTAGTAGATGTGCCGGTTCCAAGTCTAACTCCGTTGATACCTACAACCGCCATGCTATACATTCCGTTTTCGTTCGATATCATTGCATATGTCGGTGTCGTGTGGAATGCAGCCTGATAAACCTTCTGAAACTGCTCTTTGAAATTACGATTGTTCATCAAAATCTTTGGAATATCAATATACATTTCAATCAGGCGGACCATAAAATTGTATAGAAGTTTAAAGTCGTATCCAGAATCGATCCAAATTGCACCGATAAACGCTTCAAAGATATCACCTAATTTCTTAAGATTCGTGCGACCTGCACAGATATCTTCATTGTGTCTAGAAATAACATAGAACTCATCAAGACCAATAATTTGGCTTAGTTTTCCTAGTGTTTCGTTGCATACAATTTCTTTTTTCAAGTCAGTTAGAAAACCCTCGTTTTCTTGCGGAAAACGTTCCATCAAGTAAGTTGATACACATGCACCGAGAATAGAGTCACCTAGATGCTCCATTCTCTCGTACGATTCATCAAACAGATCCAAACAATTAGAAGGTCTAGGCAGAAGTTCAGTAGATTCTCCGGTCGGAGTAGTATACTCAGATCTTTTTACATATGAAGAGTGGACCATTGCAGTTTGGAATGTATTTGCATTTCGAACTTTGAAAGAACAGTTATGCTTCTCCAAAATTCGATGGACGTCATTAATACTCAGTAGTTTGTTTTTCGAGTTGAACGGATTGTAACCTTGCATTCTTACTTACTAGAACGTTTATTGCGTCTAGTTCGTTTTACACGACGACGCGCACCCATCGGTGATGCACCCATAGGTGCTCCAGCCAGTTCACTATTAACTGCAGCGTTTAGCTTATTCCAGTTTGTTAAAAAAAGTGCAGCTTGTTCTGGGTGCTGTGCTTTCATTGTTTTTAGGGATGATCGCAACCCCGCTTGAATCTGAGGTTCAAATTTTTCAATCAACATAGGAAGCTGAGTTTTCACTGCATTGAGTATTAACCCAGACATTTATAGTTTACATTGAATATTTATTTCGCTTAGCGGGGTTAGTTTGGATTGTTCGTTCAAACGCAAACTCGTTAGACACCATCTTTGGCTTTTGACGCTCTACCATAAACTCATAACAATCTTCTGGATTTGGATTATTGTGGTACTTTGAGAAGTAAGCTTCTAGTCCATCCATTAACTCGTGTTTAGACATGGACCATCCCTTTGTCCACATACCCGGTCTCTGAATTCGAATCAAACTTCCGTCCTCTTTAATTTCGAGCTTATCGTACTGCTGAAACTCGGGTTTCTGTAGAATAATGGACATTTCATTCTCAATTTGCTTCCGTTCACGTCTTACCTCTAGGGATTTGGAGTTCAATTCTTTCAAATCTTCATCTAGTTTGCGGTAGCTCTGCAGATGAGACTTGAGCGTAATAAGTGTTGCGTCCATTTCGTTATACTTCGAAAAACAAATAACAAACTTTCATCCGTTTTAAATAAGAGGGATGAATCTGGATGCAAGGGAGATAGAACACTTGCGGAAAGTATATAATGAAGAACACACTAATGAGCGTCCTATTCAATCAGATACTTCGGTAAAAGTTTGGAACGAAATAAGGCGAAGATTATACCAGTCGTGTAAAACTGGCCGTTCAGAGTGTATTTTGGCCAATCTCATGCAAAAACCACAAGGCCCTTCATCTTGGAAAGTGAATCCAGAACAATGGATTACGAGTGACGATATTGATTCTATTGAGAAACAATTTGAGAAAGTTTTTAAAGAATACAAATATGTAGGCACATTCCCTATTGATTTTGACAAACATACACGAACCGGCGAGTGTCTTGTGAGTGCACTTTGCTCGTTAGATATCAAATCGCTTTATGAAAAAGGATATCGTCAGTTCGGGATTGTTTTTAATACGGACGTATCTACTGGGCCAGGTCAGCACTGGGTTGCAACATTCTGTGATTTGTCTGCTGAGCTGGAGCATCCTCGTATGACTTACTTTGATTCGTATGCACATAAACCTGAGAAGCAGATTCAAGTATTGATGCGTCGCTGGAAAAAGCAATGGGATATTACTAACATTCACCCAAAACCCATGAAGTTATCGTATAACGGAACTCGCCATCAGTATGAGGATAGTGAATGTGGAATGTATTGCGTTTATTTCCACTATTGCTGTTTAACCGGCGTTTCGATGGAAAAAAGAGTTCCGGATCAAGTCATTCGGGGCTTGCGTGGACTGCTCTTTAGAGTTTAATATCTCAATACTTAATTAAAAATGGCAAACGCTTGGCTTACTCACGTCAAGGCGACGATGCGAACGATGAAGTCGAACGGTCAGTACAAGAAGGGCGATGGGCTAAAGAAGGTTATTAAGCAGGCTAAGAAGAGCTACAAGAAGACTCGCCGTGGTGGCGCGGATGAGGACAAGGTCGCGTTTCCTCCCATGAAGGTTCGCACCGGTGCTCGTCGCACCCGCCGTCGTCATTAAACATCCATCCCCTAAAATTTACAAGTGTTTGTAAATTATCCCTGTTTTATGTCTTAAAGTGAATAAACGATCTAAAATACCTATCATATTCCGGTCATTTTCACGAAAAATAGGCATATCTAACATACAAAACAAATGGGTGGCGGTCTTCTACAACTCGTTGCCATGGGCGCTCAGGACGCATATCTCTCTGGAAATCCTCAGATTACATTCTGGAAGGGCATGTTCAAGCGCCACACCAATTTTGCAATGGAACAGTTCCGAGTTAATTTAACTGGTATGCCCATGTGGGGACAGAAGCAGAGTGCAACCATCGGTCGTCACGCTGACTTGATTTACTCTACTTATTTGGAGGTATCTCTCCCAGTTGGGCTGTACAACAACGACCAGCGCCGTCTCGGATACAACTTGCTTCGATATGTTGAGCTTGAAGTTGGCGGTCAGTTAATTGATCGTCTATACGGCGAGTGGCTGTTCTTGTGGGACAGCTTGACGTCGGATGTTACCAAGGGACTCAAGTTGCACGGCATGGTCGCAGCCGGAATTACAGATCGTTATGCATCTACTACTGTAGATGCATCATGTAACTCAACCACCGGGCGCCCATCTAAGCCCACAACTCTATACATTCCTCTCTCATTCTTTTACACTCGAAATGCCGGTACTGCGCTCCCTATGATCGCTCTGCAGTATCACGAGGTCAAGATCAATGTTCTGTGGAATTCGCCTCAGTTAGTTGCTGGAGATTTCACACAGACGAATCTGGCCCCTAACCCCTCTTCTGCCGCCATTTATGTCGACTACATCTATCTAGACGTCGAGGAGCGTCGCCGTATGGCCCAGGAGTCGCACGAGTACCTCATTGAGCAGGTCCAGTATAACGAAGACAAGGGCATCACATCTGCCTCTCAGCGCGTTGACTTGACCTTCAATCATCCCGTCAAGGAACTCGTGTGGGTCGTTCAGCCTAGTAACTATACCAACTGCAAGCTTCCGGCCAGTACAAATGCTCCGGGAGAAGGACGTAGTTCTGGGACGTCATATCCATCACCTATAAATATCACTAATCCAACTCTTACGTCAGTATTATCTGGAGATTTAGCTGCAGATAGTACTAGTGCTCTCCTAACGTTGACGCCTACTTATACAGTTTCGTCTGTATATGGCCTTACAGCTGGAACAACTGTAACTATTGCAGGAATTGCAAATAGTCAGCCTATAAGTGGATCAATCACAAACTACGGTAGTGGCATAGCCTCCGCTACCAACACATCAACTACTCTATTCAGCAATAATAGTCAAGTGATTGCGTCTATAAACTACAGTAACAATACTATTACGATGACTCCTAGATTGTTTCCCTTTATAGTTGGATCAGGCGGAGCTGCTGCATTAGGAACTCTGATTACGTTAACTGCTTCGTCAGCAACAATTACTCCTCCAAAGGACACTGATCGCCTCACGCCGTTCACATACGACGTTGATGCCGTCTATTCTCAGCACCTGCAGTTCAACGGCCAGGACCGCTTGGACAAGCGATTTGGGGACTACTACAACGAGGTCCAGCCTTTCCAGCACCACACTGGAAGCACCTCATCTGTTTACAGGAATGCAAGTGGTAGTGCGATCTCGACGGCCCAGCCTGGCGTGTACTGCTATTCGTTCGCGCTGAAGCCTGAGGAACAGCAGCCTTCGGGTACATGCAACTTTTCTCGAATCGATACTGCAACCATCGTCATGTCTATTGACGGCAAGGTTCCGATTGACAGAGATGGAAATGAGTATGACGTGCGTGTGTATGCAACGAACTACAACATTCTTCGCATCATGAGTGGGATGGCGGGTCTTGCTTACTCGAACTAAGCTCCTGCTTCAGTTTCTCCAAATACAAAATACCATCCATAAGTTCCTCTTGTGCATGCTGAATCCAGTCTCCAACCTGTAGATCCTTGCGATCCAAATCAGTCCCGTACTTTTCCTTTCCAACTCTAGCACGCGACTTAAACTTCTCGATGACAGCTGTAACTACCGAATCCATTACTATAAAACGAATTGTTAGGTCTAAACAATATATAAAACAGACTAAAAATGATTCCAGGTATTCTTGAACTCACTTCAAGGACAAAATATGGTATGACATCTCGCAATGTCCCTCTATATCTATTTCGTCCGTTGAACCAAAAGCTGAGCCTATGTATCGTCGGTTGCTCTAAGCTTTCAACAACAAACGTCCTTGCATTAGTCAATGTTCCAAAGTGGGATGATAACAAACTACCACGTGGTAATTTAGATCGTATACTGGGAAATTGTGGAGATTTCAAAGCAGAAGAAGAAGCACTGGCATACCAGTATCGAAAGCAAGGATGGTCTCCTGGTATTACGATTTCTATCCCTAACCCAGAACCAGAAAGGCATACAATCACAGGTATTTCGTTCAATATTGATCCAGAAGGATGTCGTGATATTGATGATGTTTTCACAATCGGAGATGATGGGTACTTTTATATCACTATTGCAGATGTGTCTGAATGGATGAAAGAGAATCCAGAATCATTGCGAAAGGCACAACAAATAGGACAAACTCAATACTCAATCGACGGGTCTATCATTCAATCTATGGTCCCATTTGAAACAGATTGTTCCCTTGTTCCCAATAAAGAACGACTTGGAGTATCTTTGCGATTCAAACTAGAAAACTCAAAACCTAAAGATATAGAATTTATCAAGACTATAATTACGAACACACTTTCATTCTCATATGAATCTATTTACAAGTCTAAGTACGCATCTATTATTCAAAATGTAGCAGAATGTCTGGGTTGTAAAATTTACGATTCGCACGATTGGGTTGCAGAATTGATGATATTTTATAATATTGAGGCAGCAAAAGTCCTCAAGCAAAAGGGCCAAGGGATTTTGCGAGTTCATTCTGCTCCCGATATTGAAAAACTTGAGAAGTTTAAATCACTCGGAGTCGACGGAAGATTTCTGGCGTTTAAGTCGGCAAAGTACGTCCCAACTACAACAAACGAGACACATTGGGGCCTGAATGCAGATGTGTATTGTCATGCTACGTCCCCTATCCGCCGATTTGCCGATGTGATTAACCAGTATGTTTTGAAGAACGAAACTCCGCCCGATGTGGATATTAGTATGCTAAACCAACGATCCAAAGATTTGAAGCAATTTGCACGAGACGTGTTCTTTATTCGTCAAATTCAAAGCAATAATAGATCGGTATCTGCAATTACTTTGAACGATCATCGCGTTTGGGTTTCCGAGTGGAAGCGTATTGTCACATGTAAAAATTCTTGCATAGAAGGAACTCATGGAACTTTATATTTCTCATTGGATATGAATCAATCAACGTGGAAGCGACGGATGGTGTTTAGATTCGAAGATACAACGAATCGGGAATAACAAATCCGCGCACAAGTTTCTGTTCAATTCCAATCATTTTTTCAATCATATCCGTATCTTGCTTGATAGTTGCAATACTGACCCATTCACGCACAATATTTGCCAGTTTCAAAGTAGCACGAACAAAGTTTCCGTGTTCAACACCATATTTCTCGCAAACAAAGTCGTTGCCCTCCAGCCACTCGCACATTACATCATGCCAGTAATCTGTAACTTCCCAATTTGTCTGAAGTATTTCACTCTTCATCATTGCACCGCCGTATTTGCGGATTTTATCAATATGTTCTGTAACCGGAATAATCTCTTCTGTCGTTGGCTGTTCCAGAAAGCAAGATAGCGTTTTTACAATTGTATTTGCAGACTCAGCATGGATCCATTTATGCGTGTATAGTTCGGTCATGAGAATCGGGTGTCCTTCATGGATTTCAGATGCCAACACTCCCTTTTCTGTAAGACTATTGTTCTCGATATAGCCATTCTTAAATAGGAATGACTTTCGCGTTTCGATGTCTTCGAGATATGATTGCAGATAGTTGATATCTTTATCGAGCTGCAGTAGTGATTGCTTTAGCCCGCAATATCGGACATACTCTTTCTTTGCCTTATCCCATTTTGGACCTACATGCGAGTTATCCCACTTTGATAGTTCTTGCTGATGCTTCTTCTTATCAGCGTTATTTGTTGATCGAAGATTTGTCTGAATTTCGTCCCGGATTTCGCATACACGCATAGTTGTTTCGTCAAACTTTTGTAGCTCGGCTTTAATCGATTCTTGTTTATTCTTGATTTCATCAAGTTGCTGGATATTTTGTTTCATCCAGTAAGTATCGTTCTGGACGGACTTGCCTGAGCCCATTGTGGCAAGAATAAATGAATAATCGAACTTCATTTGTGATTCTACGCTAGCTCTTTTTCCGGTCATCATTTCCTTAACAAGTTGGGGATCTTCCGGTTCTCGAATAGGAAGGTATACTACAATACCCTTATCATCCTTGCCTCTGCGTCCTGCCCGCCCGGCCATCTGAATATATTCCGATGTTCGCAACATCCTCATATTTTCTGTTAGATCGTCGTATTTGCGATAAGATGTAAAGATGACTGATTTGGTCGGCATATTGATTCCAACTGCAAACGTTTCCGTCGCAAACAGAATCTTAATGAATCCTTTATCAAATAGAACTTCTACAATCTCCTTGAGAATCGGAAGCATTCCCGAATGGTGAAATGCTACACCCTTTTCAAGCAGAGAATTCAATTTATGGAACCCCTCAATCTTTTGGAGTTCAGTATATCTGTGGAGATGAAACTTTACAATATGCTTAACGTCTGCAGTTTCGGATGATGTAAGTAGATCGGTAGATACCTTTGATGCATATTCCTCGCACATCTTACGCGAGAACACAAAGAACAGAGCCGGTCTGTCCAGTTTCACAATAAGTTTATTCATTCGGTCTAAGAAGCTTCCAACACGGACATCCTTTTCAATAACCTGGCCCTCTTCGCGAGTTTTGACACGTTCCTTATGCTTTCTCAACTCGTCTTGCTGAGTATAATACTTGCGGACCCATGCCTTGTACTTCTCAAAGTTGAACTGATCTTTTGCATCCATAATAACCTCGCCATCCTCGGTAGTGTGGATTAGGGGGACAATGCGATACTCGGTAGAAATCAGATGACACGGCTTTTGCTTGATGGTAGTCAGCCAGTTCACAAATGGCTCCGGAGAGTCCAATGTTGCAGATAATAGCACCAAGTTTACATCCGGAGGCAGTAGAACTAGGCATTCTTCCCATACACTTCCCCGTCCAGGATCATTAATGTAATGAACCTCATCGAATACCACTGCATCTAAGTTTGCAAGAGAAAGCTCAGCTGTAATGCCAACATGTTCGGTTGAAGTTCCCTGTTTGTAAAGCAAGTTACGGAGAATTTCAGTTGTCATAATGACAACATCTGCTTGAGGACAGAACTTAATGTCACCAGTCATAATGCCGACCGTGAAACCACGAGAGTCATCTCCATATATCTTTTTCAGATCGTGAAATTTTTGATTTGAAAGAGATTTGATAGGTGTCGTATAGAATACACGCTTGCCTTTGTTCAACGAACGCCAAATTTGGTATTCACCAACTAGCGTCTTACCTGAACCAGTTTTGGCGGTAATGAGGACATTTTCATCTTTGGAAATGTACTCAATCGCCTTCTCCTGAAAAGGATCCAACTTAAATTTGAACGGATGCTCCATTGTTACTAATTTAAAAATACATACATTTTATGAGTCCGTTTTACTCTACCACTCCATAGCAATGTCCTCAATGCGACACTCCTTCTCGTCGGGCTTCAATAGTTTGGTATTAACTGCATTAATTTCTGCATCAAACCCGTCTGGGCCCTCTTCTGTCCCCTCAGGCATCTTTGTCTCATCAATCAAGATATCTACGAACCCAGTTCCACAAGGAGGCTTCTGTCCAAACATAATGTTTCCAGACACACCCTTCATCGAGTCAAATTCACCCGAGATTGCAGCGTTAAACAGAATCTTGGATGTCTCTTCGAACGAAGACTGAGCTAGAACTCCGCTCTCACCCTTGTTCATGCCGAATCGGTTGACCGATAGAATGAAACCCGGATAAGTCATTGTGTCAATCAGCGTAATCATATGGTGATAGTTCACGTACTCTGTGGAGAATACCTCCATAAACTCATCGTATAGGCACTGACGGACTGCTTCAATTCCAAATACATCCAGAATCTCGTGAATGTCGTTCGAGAATGTGCGGAACGGATCTACATTTGAATACACTGCCAGATCTAGAATATTAGTTCCCTCTGCATCCAAGACATATTGCTTCAGCGGTGCGTATCCACCAGTTGTATCATCATAAGTCATTTCATCCTTAATTTCGCGGAGATATACGCGACCGATTCCGTCAATTCCAGTTAGAACTGTGTCTAGGAGCTTGTCTTCGATAAAGCGTAGAGCAAGGGCATTCTTGACAATATCGGGCTGAAACACTACCCGCAGAATCAACTTGTCCGGGCTATTAGTGTCGTTTGTAATACAATCAAACACCTTCAATACCTTATTGTCCTGAATACGAGCCTGAATCGTAGTCATATCCATGATATTTCGTCGCGCCATTTCGGTGCGATCTAGTTCCAGTCGAAGAATCCAAGGTGAACTACACGTCGAACCCTGAGACACCGAGAACAATTCGTATGCCTTTAGAATCTCTGCATCTTCCTTGATTGCAGTATTATCGGATGTTGGATTGGGGTCATAGTAAATGCGAACAGACCGAGTGATATCGCGCAGAGTCGTCTTTTGGATCTCTTTCATCATCGAGAACATTGCGTCCTGAGACGTGGCAATATCACGATTCATAAACACTACATTGGATGGGTTTTTAGGATTTGGTGTTGCAGCAAGTAGTTCCATTAGACGAGGAACACCCTGCGTTGCATTGGCCTTAACGGTTCCAGTTGAGTGGAAAGTATTAAGAGTTAGCTGAGTAGTCGGCTCACCGATAGACTGGGCGGCAAGAGTGCCTACCATCTCGCCAGGATGGACGCGTGCTTTGATGTATTTGAAACGAATCTCGGACACAACCTCATCAAACATCGCTTGAGATAAACGCAATACCATAATCATCTTCTTTGGAGCCAAATAGTATCGAAGCAGGCAATGGAACACCTTGTTATCCTTCATCCATTTCTCAGAGCACATGGCATCTAGTTGGCGGATAAGGTATTCTGGGGTTAAGTCTGTTTTGGTGGCATATGGGTTCTTGTATTTACCAAGCATGCGTCGTAGGTTAACTGGAGCAAACAGCTTTGTGTCGCGTCTGTATCTCCAAACATTGTGAATTAGAAACTTGCGATCAGCCAGGATTCTATCCACAAAATTATCATCTTTAATCTCATCTGGCTTGGAGCAAACTGCCTGGTAATCATTCTTAGATGCAGCAAAATCCTGGTAGATCTGTTCGAGTGTCATCACTCCCAAATCACAGGACTGTGACTCAACTGCTGTGCTATCAATTCCATCTCCGCCATACTGAAACTGAACGATGGATCCAGTTGCATTGCGAACCGTTCCGTCGTATTCTACATGTAGATCCTCCATAGTCTTCACCAATCGTCGCTGAATGTACCCCGAATCACTGGTCTTAACTGCAGTATCAATCAGTCCTTCACGTCCAGCCATCGCGTGAAAGAAGAACTCTGCAGGACGAAGACCTGAGATAAAGCTGTTTTCCACAAACCCATGCGCTTCTAGTCCGTGATTATACTTAGTAAAGTGAGGCATTGTGCGATCCTGTAGCGTATTCTGGACGCGCTTGCCTACAATAAACTGCTGGCCCAGCAAAGCAACCATCTGGGCAATATTCAGGTTAGACCCCTTTGCGCCAGAGTCTACCATTTCGATCATACGATTCTTCTTTGGAAGAGAGTTCATCACACTCTCTGCAATAGTCGAGGATGCCTTGCGAAGAACATCCAGAATTTGAATCTCCAGCTCTTCTCCATCCTCGCGCGCAGAATCGTTTAGAAACTGGCCCGAGTGAACATTGGAAATCAGGTCTGAAATACTCTTTCGTGCAGTCGCAATCGACGCATTGATTTCAGCGTATACTGAGTTATTTGCAATAAGATCTGAAGCTCCTACTGAGAATCCAGTGAACAGATTGTATTTTGTGACAATACTTTGAATATCGTTGATAAACTGACCACAACGCTGGGGATTGAAGTCGTTGTAGATGACAGATAGGATACCTTCAGCCGAATCGTCGATCGATCCGTTGAAAGCACCCTTCTTCAAGAGACCTTTTGTGAGTTGGCCATTTTCCAGGCTGATTCGGCCCTCGAAATCCATGAGCGGAAAGGCAGTTGAGATGAGTTCCTGCCCCGTATGATTTGAATTCTTGCGCACGAACGACGATAGAGGACGTTTCATGCGTCCAAGAATATTCATCGCAATATGTTCCGGAATCTTTGCGTCCGGCTTCGAGATTCGGAATACACCGGTCATAGTATCCTGGACGATCTGGATGATAGGCGTATGCGTTCGGGGCGAAATGATCTGTCGAAGAACAGAAGCAAGTGCCTTTAGTTCGGTTGCAGCCACGATCGATTGTGGCACGTGCATATTCATCTCATCGCCATCGAAATCAGCATTGTATGGCTTTGTTGCAGATACGTTCAGGCGAAACGTTGAATAGGGTAGCACTTTGATGCGGTGGCACTCCATTGATGCCTTGTGGAGAGAAGGCTGACGATTGAACAATACTACATCATTATCAATCAGGTGGCGATGGACTACATCGCCTTCCTTGAGGTCGATTGTCTCTGGGTTGACGTAACGCAGAGAAATACTCTTATCTTCGTCTTTTAGAAACACTGACTTCGCTCCGGGGTGCTTTGAGGGTCCGTTGCGGATATATGTTAGCAACCGATCGCGATTGAATGTTGTAACAATCTCGGGAAATGTTAGATTCATGGCAATCTCCTCTGGAACACCCAGTTCATCCAGGTCGATGTTTGCGTCTGGAGTAATTACTGAACGAGCAGAGAAATCTACTCGCTTTCCCATCAAATTGCCACGAACACGGCCAGTCTTTGCGCCGAGACGGGACTTTAGTGTCTTCAGAGGGCGACCTGAGCGCTGAGCTGCAGGAGGCAGTCCTTTGATGTCGTTATCTACGTATGTTGCTACGTCGTACTGCAGTAGTTTGGTGCATTCATCGATAATGTCGGCATTATCACCCTTGTCGATCTTGTCACGAAGACGCTGGTTGATGCGAACAATGCTGATGAGTTTATGCGTTAGATCGTCTTCCATGCGCTGATTGTCCTCCATGACAACCGACGGACGAACGGTTAGTGGGGGAACTGCTAGCACCGTACACACCATCCAATCTGGTCGACTGAACTTTGCATTGAATCCAATTTTATTGACATGGTTGTCGGTAATACGCTGAAAGCAGCGAAGAACCATCTCTGGCTGGAGAGGAATCGGTTCTTTATCCTCCTGGTAAGTAACACCTGCCAATGATGCGACTGTATTTTCAACTTTCTCTACCTTTTTAAACATTTGGCTTCTACAATGCATGCATAGGGCCCCAGCACCCTCTGTTCCAGATGCAGACTTGTTCTTAAACTGTGCAGTAAGCTCACGAACAGCATTAAAACGATCCATTCCACGCAAACTTTCCGGAAATGCAATATCTAGCGTTGCATCGGGCACATAGGGATTCGAGCAGTTCAAACACACAACTTGTAGGATTTTTTGGATCGTATCTAGAAACTGGTATAGGTATACTGGTCTGGCGAGTTTGATGTGTCCAAAATGACCGGGACACTTAACATTAGTTTGCTTGCATGTCGGACATACCTTGCCATTATCAATAACACCAAATCGAGAATCAAATACACCACCTGGATAAGGCTGATTACTCTGATAAGTTTTATCCGTAATGACCTCGACTACACTGCGTGAGGCAATCTCCTTGGGATTAGCGATGCCAAACTGAACGCCGATAATAGTATCGCCCATTCTTATTCTTACTATTCAATCCGTCTATATTTATTTCGGTTCGTTTTCAACCTAGTGTATGCTCCAAAGTTTTTCGCCAAAATATGTCGTCTGATAGAACTTCTGTTATAAGTTCCTGAGAGAACTCTTCTTGCAACTCGTTCGTCCAGGAATCAAATTCAGTGCCCTTTCGCTTTATAAACTTTTCCTTGTCTTTCAATTTACGATTGAATTTGATGAACATTAGGTCGTGATATACCTGAAAGCAGAACTCTCGGGTGTGTTTTGGGTCTTCGCTTTCGTCTTTTAATCTGCGAACAATTGAGTACCAGTCCTCCATAGACAATGAATCTTTCATTAAAGTATATTTAGAATAATAAGATGCCTCGCAAGACGATGAAGATACGAAAATCGCATAAACCGGAAAAGAAGTACGATGCTGTTTTTACATATCCGGACGGACATACGAAGACTATATCATTTGGTGCGGCTGGAATGTCTGACTATACCAAGCATAAAGACAAAACTCGCAGGGCGCGTTATTTGAAGCGTCATGCAGGAATGGGAGAAAGTTGGAACAAACCCGATACAGCCGGCGCCTTAAGTAAATGGATTTTATGGGGGCCTTCAACGTCCTTTCGAAAGAACGTTCAAACCTTCAAGCGACGCTTTAATTTATGAGTACGGCGACTTTTGCGTTTAGCACCCATTCGAGTATGTGGAAGATGCCCTAGTTTAGAATATAAAATTTGATTTCTGCTAGGGTTGTGTGTTAAGAGACCTTTGCTTGCAAGCATATCTAATGCTTCTCGTCTCTGTGATTTACGCGGACTGGTTACTACGTACTCTTTACTACCCAACATATCCGATACATGTCGTTTCTGTGTTCTATGGTGACCACTCATTACGAATTAATCAGATATATTTTTAGCTTGTGGGGTTATTATCATTGACGGGTTTTATTGCAGATGGGTTTTCCTCAGGCAACACCGGGACTTGAACCTCCTGAGGTGTATCATATGTTTGACTGCGTGGAGGCAGGGTTGGACGGCGCAACCACCAAAATAAACGAAACCTCATTTGTATTTAGGTTTACACATAAAAAATGTATTATTAACCGGTGGTGGAATGTCCGAGTGGTTAAGGAGGCAGGCTTAAGATCTGCTGCTGTTAAAGCGCGTGGGTTCGATCCCCACTTCCACCAAAGGTGAAAATATCGCCTATACTTTGCGTCTTATCTGACTTAAAGTATTGTCGAGCGTTTCGGATGTACAATTGGATATACGCAAATGCAACAGACCCAATTACGATAGAATACCACAGCTCCATTGTGACTCGTGGCCATATTGTTCTTATTTGAATAACGCGGAAAAACGGATTTAAAAAGATCAGTATTTATAGGAGTAGCCAAACAGAATGTACCCGATGGATGATTACCCCCTGAGTTACGACGAGGAGTGCCACATGAAGGAGCAGCGTGAGTATCAGCGCTACTACAATACTCCGGTGGAGGTGAATGGAGTTCTGTTCGCGTGTCTGTCGGATTATGATGAGTACTATCGGTTGAAGACGATGGAAGAAGGGCGCCTTGCAGAATTGACTAAAGGGCTTAAGGCTCTTGTGAAGATGATGGCTGATGAGGAAGAAATGCGAAACTTCATAGTGTCGGTCATCGAGTTTCCCCCGCTTACAAAGTAAAAACATATACAATAAAATGAGCTGCCTAAACTGTAAAAAAGAACATTCAACTAGTAAATGCCCTTGTCTATATGAAGAGTTAGAGAACGGTTTTTACGTTGGGTCGGGAGGTCAGCCGCCTGACGAGGACGAAAACGGATTTAAGAAGTTCAAACTAGGAGGTAGTAGTCACAAATATAACATATCATGGAATCCTACGGCAGTCTTGCCAAGTTCGCCAATACTCAGCGCAAAAAGATGGAGAAAGAGGCGCGCCTGGCAAAGATGACGACAGCGCTGGGAATGCTGACTGAGAACAAGCAGGCCATTCTGGCGATTGATCTGAACCTGATTGTCAAGCAGTGGGCGCTTGACGATAAGGTCACATATTAAAAAAGAACAGAGTGAGAAACACGAAAAGTGCGGCGGTGGTCCCGCCTTTTTGTGCGTCCGCCACCCTTTATTCGTCGACACGTTTTGCCTTTATATGTACTTTTCCCACATCCGCTGGTGTAATACATGATACGCTGGACGTATCCTTTATAACTTGGAATTGTTGCCTGAAACTTGGAGGCCAAAAAACTTAATAATCCATACATCCATTTCATATATGCTTTTTTGCTATCCAGATTTACTGGATGTTTATCCATATAAGATGTTATATCAATTGGGTATACATCTGCAAGTTGGCGTAAAAATACTCGCTGGGTTGCCATCTCGTCTGGCACTGGATTTTCCGGGTAATTTCCTGCAATTGAAAAGAGAAAGTCCCGACCGAGTATGTGGCCTTTCAGTTTCATAGACGCATACTTCTGTTTGACCTCTTCGAAGGAAGGATCGGGTCCGGGATCTATGACAGATGGATCATCTTTACACTGCGTACGAAGTTTATGATTCACCATATTGTGAAGTTCATACGCCCACTTTCCCGTATCTTTTATCATCGGAATATCATGCGTAAACTTAGTAGTACTTTCGCGACAGAATTTACAAGGCAGAACATCCTTGATTCCAAGCAAAAACTCTTGGGGGTTTTTAGATTCAAACGCAACATAATGGATCAATTGCCATCCACTCGGGCCCCAAAATCTAGTATCGATGCCCATTCACACTACTTTAATTAAGTCAAAAAGTTTCTAGCGATGTAATATAAATGGCCGAAATCACTGTTTATACCATCGCGGTTGGGTTCTTCCTTGGTGGTGCTCTTAAGGATTTCTTCAAGTCTTTTACGCAGGATCTAATTGCGCCGTTCGCAGTTCTATTCGGTGGTGTATCAAAGTCCGTAGAAGGCGTCACTATCTCGCTCGGCCCCGTGAAGCTGGAGGTCGGTAAGGTGATTGCGTCTGCATTAACTCTGATGATTGCGCTATTTGTTGTAGCCATAACACTGCCTTACATCAAGGCATACGCGCCAATGATTGGAGCCCGCCGATAAAAAATAGAATAGAATAAGTAATATGGCCGAAACATACGAATCTTGGAAGACCTGGGCGTCTAACACAATTCAGTCAGCAGTATCACCTATCCGAGTTGCAGCCCCGAGCCTGACAACTACACAGGGCTCAACATCTATGCTCGGAACCGCCCCTGAAGGCGCTGGTTACACATCAACAGGCGGACGTCGTACAAAGAAGAAGGCTCGGAAGCATTAAGACGTTTCATCTAGCTTAATATTCGTCCATCCGCCACGAGGATACTTGCCGAACATAGTCTCCATGCGCTTCTCCATGTCAATTGCAACCAGCATCCTCTGATCGTTATCATCCTTCCATAGCTTGAACGCCCGACGCAGACGTGTCTTATCCAGCTGTGTAATCTCTTCTCCCTCTTCAACCTCTCGGACTCTCTCCGAAATGAACTTGGCAATTGCATCATTTTCATTTCTGTAATCCGAAGTATACTCCATAACCTTTCCAGGAGCAGTCAGCTTGCGTAGTCCAACGCTCGTCTTCAGAATGTGAATCAGATACGACGCAAACGGCATAGCCCATTGAAGTGAGTTCACTGCAAACTGAATACTCTCGTCCAGAGGGAACTCATTTGCACCAGACGGATTAGATACAAATTTCGAGATAAAGTTAATCACCACAAGTCGTCGCCAGGTTCCGCCATCAACCGTATTGATCTTCGGCTTTTCGTTACACGCGAGATGGAACTTAGCAAGAACCTCAAACTCTGATCCCGATTTGAATAAGTCTCGCGCATACATCTTCTCTCCAGACGTCAATTCCTTCATTAGTCCGGTATTCAACGCAATCGCCTCATCTGGTTCCTGCATCGTAACGAATCTGCGACCCTTCAGTCGTGCCACTTCGGGCGCAGCATTACCAGATCCCTTGCGTTTCTGCGTCAGAAGCGAGATCGGAACCGTACATGCATAATCTCCCAATACCTTTGACATCAAATTTGTAATCATTGATTTACCATTCGAACCTGACCCGGTGAGAATATGGAACTTTTGTGCCTGATTGCCACCAATTAGATTTGTTGCAAGATGTTTCATGAAATACTCGCGAACATCTGGATCAGGTAACACTTGCTGTAGAAATCTCTCAACTCTCGGCCACTCCGCATATTCGTAATACTCTTTATCTGCTTCATAGTCAATCCCGGTCGAGAATGAAATGTAATCGTCTGGTTTTCCGTCGCGAAAGTTCATATTTGTCAGGTCCATAACCCCATTATTGAAAGCAATTAGGTCCTTATTTGCGTCGACCTTGCTGTTAAATGTGTCGTCGAAGAACAACTCGCGACATTCACGCATAACATTAGCCTTAAATCCAGTCGTCTTCAATTTCTTGTATACCTTCTCGAATCCAATACGTTCCATGTTGAGAATACAGTACTCGCATTTGCCACAATCCTTTTTGTCTTCCGGCGTCAAGCATAGAACGAGCCCGCGATTCACCAGTTCATTCGAAACGTCTGCCATCTTTTTGAAGAAGATTCCTGCAATCTCTTTTGACAGACGAAGCAATAAATCCACGCCTGAATCTGTCTCTCTCCAGATATGCCCGGACCATCGGTACCAAATATTGTTTTTGAAATCAGAACACTTGTAATTATCGCGGAACTTGGCGTGAATTACAGATGCAACATCAAACTCCGTGAGAGAACACGCGGCCTTGATGAGTCGGTCAATATTAGACGCTTCGATCTCCGCATATCCTTCGAAGTTGTCCTCTCGAGACCAGTATCTCAGCGTGCCTTCTCCCAGTTTATCGCCATCATTCCGGTATGTCAGCGAGTTCCACTTTTGAATACAATCTGCTTCATTATACTTTGTGTTGTTTTGGGCGCTGAAATCCAGAAACACGTCAATCAGGTCTGAGTGGATATTGTGAAGGCAAATTCCTACCTGGACCCAATCTTCGTAATTATCGGTTCTTTTGATACTCAGATTCATCGCATGTTTACGAAGATATTCGCGCTTCTCTGGATCCAGTGGTTGCGTCATTCGTGCATTCGGGGACGACTGACGAGACCCGGGCTTCTCTGACCGCTGAACTGGTCGTCCTCGTGTAGTTGTTCGCTTTGTTGGATCACCTGTCCCACTCTGAATCGACTCGTACAACTTCTTGCCTTCATCCGTCATCGGCGTTTCTTCGTCGTCGTGTCTGCGAATTGATATAGTTTTCAGCAGATCCTTAGAAACACGTGGGATGTAAGGTGCCTCGATCATTGCAAAATCATTACCGTCCCATTTTAGAATATACGAAATGTTATACGGAAGCGCGTTTGGATCAATATTGTCTGGCTTGCGAGAGCCGTATAGAGTCCAAGGAGAAGATCGATTCACTACTGCTTCATCATAGACCTTGTCCCATCCCTCGAGCAGAGGAAGATTCGGGAAGAATTCATCCATGCGGTTCAAAAGCGTGCGTCGAACACGTTGCTCTACGCACTTGTGAGTCTTGAGTTCAGGAATTAGAATGTGGATTCCTGACTTCATTAGCTTCTTTTTGATGCTGTAGGTTGGCTTTCGCTTCTCCATGATGTAAATGTGAGTATTCTCTGGAATCGTTACAAACTCGCCAATTGCAAGCAGGTAAGCCCGCGAGAATGCCTTGACCTGATCTGTAGTATGTAGGTGTTTTGTCACATCTTTTTCGTATAGAAAATCGAAATCAATACGGCAAGGCCCAATAGGCGTGCTTTTTTCGGTAATGAATTGCTTCTCTCCGTCAAGAATGCTTTCAGAGTATAACTCGTAGAACTGGTCTAAATCGTCCTCTCCGATGAAGTAATTCCCGCCATTCATCGACGTGTGCGAGGACGCCCCGTCGGTCTTGTGAGACTCGAGGAATTCACGTAGACTGCTCTTTTGTGCCATTCGTATCTTGCCCTCGGATAATTAATTGGCGCGCCATCCGTTTTGAACGCACGCTAAAAACGAATTTTAGCGAACCGAATCCAAAGATAGTATAAGAATGAAGTTCTGTCCCAATTGCAGAAATATGCTGTATGGTATCGAGGAAGACGTTGTAGATGGCGATAAAACAGCCGTCCTTGCATGCCGTAAATGTGAATATAAAGAGGCACTGACTCGGGAAAACCCAGTTGTTTATGAACACATCCTAAAGCAAGATACGTCTGATACCCTGATTTTGAATCCTTATTTGAAATACGACCCTACGCTAGAACACTTAACCAATATTATCTGCCCCAATACCCTATGTCCTACAAAAACTGCAGACGTAAAGCCCGATATTGTGGCTGTAGAACTTAACGAAAAGAAGCTAGTATGGATGTATCAATGCGCAAACTGCGACTACGCGTGGAAACAGAACGGACGCGCGAGTTAGTTTCCTGTTAGAGCCTTCCAACTAACCGGAAACTTCTCTTCTAGCAACTTTCCAATCTCATTTGCATATTTTTGAATTTCACGTTGCGCATCCGGACTGGTTCGCAACTTGAACAGGCGCGAGTATGCTGCCAGCGATCCGGTTTCAATAAACTCAGTATACATCGACTGAGGCAATACCGTTCGAGCCACCTCCGGAGCGACACCCAGCTTCAGAAGTTCGTCGTACGCTTCGAGTGAGATACGTGTTGATGTTGCATATAAATTTTGTGCAACATCGGCTAGCTCGATTGGCGAATCCTTGCTTCCCTGCTTAATTTTAGCATCTTTCTCGCGGAAATCAGTGAGTTCAGGAGTCCAGCATTCAGGCATATCGCTTACATATCGGCGACTGACCTCATTGCGACTGAATCCAATCTGGTGACGATACCATTCGCGTGCTACAAAAATAGGCATCTTGATTCGAAACTGAATTTGAGGATGAAAAAATGGAGAGATATGGTTATGCTTTGCAAGATAGTTTACTAGCTTTGTGTCCTGTTCTTTGAACTCAGTAGACTCTTTGGCAAATGATACACGGGCAGCGTTGACAACCATCAAGTCATCGCCCATCACGTGAAGAAGTTCGACTTTATTCATTTTTAAAACGAATGGTTTATAGAATAAACGTTTAGATTGTATAAATGGAAGAGCTCCGCTACAATTCAACCCTGATTCACCCAGAGGTCCAGTCAGTTTCTCGAGAGTCGATCAACGCAAAAGATCGCACTACTCTGCCTTACTATAGCAAATACGAACAAACTGCACTTTTGGGAATTAGAAAGCAACAACTAGCAGATGGGGCTTTACCGCTAGTTGATACTAAAGAATTTATTTCATCAAATCCGCTATTTCTAGAGCAAGTTGCACAAAAAGAGATTTACGAGCGCAAGTTGCCATTCATTATTCATAGACGGTTTCCTACCGGTATTTCTGAGTATTGGAGTGCCAGCGAACTGAGTGTGATGTGGGAGTTTGTTTAACCGCTCATAGATTGGAGTGTGGCGTCTGAGGGGGGAAACAATAAAAGAGGTCTTGAATCATCTTGTGTCCAACCTAGCATCTTTGGAACATCGTGAGTTAGCCATCCGTCTGCAAACCCAATATCAACGCTCGTGCGAGGATTAAAACGCTCATCGTCGATACCTTTTTCGATCTCAACTCTGCGTTCTTCGGTATAACGCACCTGCGAGTTATTGTAGAGGTATAGGTATACCGCTAGTAACACAAGGGCACTGATGTCCCATCGTAGAAAGATAAGCGCAGCAAGCAGAATAATCAGACCCGAGAACCCCACGGGATGCCAGAATGCAATTACGATAGGATTGTGGATCGGTTTCAACATACATGATATTCCAAGCAGGGCGAGTAGCCCCGCGACAATAAAATCACGCTTCATTCTTATTTCATTACTAGAAAACGAATTAGACTAAAGGAATATATCATTAGTAACAAAAATGCTGTTCCCGATTCGTTGTGTATCGTGTAACGCGGTGATTGCCGGCAAGTATCAAGCTTATCTCGAGAAGGTTGAGGAGTATCGAACGTATACTAAGCAGACTGAGATGGAATACTTGAGTGCTACAACCGTTAAGACTGCAGAAGGAAAGGCTCTAGATGATCTGAATGTTAAGCGTATGTGTTGCCGGCGCCATTTTCTATCACATGTCGACCTTTCTTAGACAAATATAATCCGTAGAAACAATAAGAGATGTCGTACACCGAATACATGCGACGAAAGACTGCAGGTCAACCTGTCGTAATAAATAATCAAAAAATCCGAACTGCATCCGAGTTAACACAAGAACGTCGACTACTCGCAGCGTCTGTTTTTAAGGTGGACGGGTCTTCGGACGGAACTTTGCGTGGAGATTTATTGTTAACTGGAACTGCAGTTAATCCCAATCAGCCTACGTCTTTTGTGAAACGGACTGGTCGCCCTTCGGCTGCGAGCGACTTTACTGCATACGTTGGATCTCATGTTATACAGAATGATGTGGTTTTTCCTAATGCATCAAAGACGACGAATCCCGCCGCATGCACGACTAACTCTGATGCTCGGATCGATGAACCTGCGCCCTATAAATACACCTCGGTAGTCGACGTTGGCACTAATACTGCTATTCAACCTAGAACGGTTGCTCGAAGTGGAAGCGATTACATTCGCGAACGACTTGCATGCCAGCAGGCTCAGGGTGAACAGCATGATGCTAATGAGCTCGGTCCTTCTCTTTTCGTAGACGACACCATTCGCAAGCCTGAATACAATAAGCAATATTTGAGTGGTGCCAAGGATTGTGAGCCGAACGTCAAATTTCCAATGGTCGAACATAGTCACCCACTTACAACTCCACGTGTCCAGACAGGAGTTCTGCCTCGCCCGAGCAAGTCGCAGATTCCAGTTTTTAATGTTCCTTCTCAAGATTACCCTGTTTCTTCGATTGTTACAATGACCAATTGCTTCACTGGTAAGAACACTACTGGAGTATTCAGCCGTGGCGGTATTATTCCAAAGGATGCGCTTCGTTATGTCGAGACTCATCATGGAAACGATTTATCTACTATGGTGAATGGTCGCAAACCTGTGCCTACTAAGTACCAGATACCTGATGGAACACCTGCTCATTTGAAGATTAACGATCCATTTGGCCCTCGTACCCCCAATATGTAGTTAAAGAGAAGTTATAAGAGTTATATAATGTTGGAAGTTTGCAGTAATCTACATAAAACTCCAGAATTTGCGAAACGTTTTGCTATAAACATTTCACAGGTCCCATCATCTGATATTGTAATTCAATGCGAGGCAATCCTCCAGCATCATGCAGATACCTCTATTTTTCTAGGATTTCTAGAGCCAGGATGGATGCTTTCTGCCGAATCTCAAACACGTATGCGACCTATTTTTCGAAAATTTAAAGTTGGATTTACATGTGTTCATAGTGAAAGCATCCCGTTCTCCTGGAAAAACGAAATTGAAACCCTATTCGTTTAAATGCCATCAAGAAATGGAGACTCCTACGCTGTCTACGATGGTGGTGCTGTATACGACCAATTTGAAGTTCGATACAACTGAACTTGTCAATTTGATTCCGCTTGAACATGGAATTATTCGTGTTGAAAAGAGGGGTATTGCTAAAAGGGGCAGAAGCAAGCGCGATGATGTGAATCGTAGGTCTAAGAAAGAGTCGAAAAGCAATAATACTGGCTTCGGCAATAACTCGATGACGTTGGTTATACTCGATGATGGAAATGGAACGCTCAGGGAAAAAGAAATCACAATTAAGATATTTCAAAATGGTGTGTTTCATTTGACCGGGGTTATCGATGATGCATATGACTCATCTTCGATGTCAAAGGTTCTGCAGATTATATGGAGCCATTGTCGAACTGCGATTCGCGAATGTCCGGATACATATGAGATTTTGAATCGGCGAGTTGTTCTCATGAATTATACCACAAAACTAATGATCGATGCAGTTCCTCGGCAAGCATTATACAACGTAATTCGTCAGCTCAATCTGGATAATATTTCGATTCATTATGACCCGGATGTTTATCCCGGTGTCAAGATCCACATTGGTCCGCATAAATGGATCGCTAAGGTATTTCGAACCGGTAAACTAATTCTCACTGGGATCACAACTAAGGATCAGTGTCGCGAATTTGTAGTTCAGCTAACGGCTCTCCTTCAGAGAACACTTCCCACTCTTGCAACTGCCATGGAATCAAGATAGTGCGTTGGAAGCCATATTAACGTATGTTGAGAAGAAGTAGAAATGCAGGCTGATGGTCTTGGCGCGTTCGAGATCACTATTCCGACCTTAAATGCCATTCAGATTCAGGCGCTTGTTCGCGATATGGACGCCTCTATGCGCCGACACAAGAAACTAAAGCGAACAAATCCCCAAGAGTATCGCAAGAAGATTGAAGAAGAGAACAATACACTATACACATATTACATTGCTGTTTTTGAAATGCATCTGGAAGGTCGACTTGACGAAACGTTTTTTGAAATGCTCAAATTGAAGCAGAAGATTGAGAAGGGTGAAATTACTGAAGATGAGGCGTCTAAGCTGGTCGGTCAGCGACTTTTTAATCGATATGTAGAGCCAGTTGTAAAGCCAGAACAATCCAAGGCTACTCCTCCTCTATCCTATGAAGATTATTACAAGCAGTTTAGTAAGAAGGATGAATAGAGCGATTGGATTTAGTCAGCCAATCGTCCCTAACCCATGCCACTTTCCCAGATATTCGCCTGAGCCAAAAATAAAGGCTCAGGGGATTCGCGAAAAATGGGATCCAGTTTCTAAAAGACTTATCCCGTTAAATACCACTTGTAGTAAGTAATATGCCAGTTACAAAGTATTTCGGACGAGTTTGGAGTTCTCCTAAGCAAAAAGAACAAATACTTTTTAAATGCGATCCTGCATTGCAACGACCTATACGTGTTGGATGTTGTAAGTCTATCCTCGTAAATGATGTTCCTCCGGATGTTCCTCCGGATGTTCCTCCGGTTGTCGTTATTAGCTTTATTGGTCTCGATGGAAGCAATAGTATGTGCGTTATTCTTAGTTGTACTCCTGAATCTATGTGTACCATTGAATTCACCCGAAATAATCCAGACTCTTCTAAACTATTGATAGAGACAATAACTGCAATAATTGGAACTGATACAAAACAAGTTATCACTAACTCAGGTGTTATTACAACTCCTGGTTCTGGATATTCCTATACTGCTGAAATTACTCCCGTTAATCCTATAGGAGGTATGGTATCTCGTACTACGATTACCTACTAACTATCCTCTATAAATACTTCACGCAACTTCATCAAAATTTTGCCTAGCTTGTTCTGTCCGCGCCATTTGGATGGCGATTTAGCCTTATCCAGACCTATTGATGTCCCGATACTCCAGTATATATCGCGTGCATCTGCATAGCCAATTACTTTATCGCCCGTCTCCAGTAGTTTCTTACGAATTTCTGGATGCTGGACGAATTTAGCCCTTACTGCCTTTTCCATAACTTCATCCTGCTTTGCCTTCCACACTTCTTCATTATAATCTTTAACCTTATTACCCAACGCCTTGACTGCTTTGGATGTTTTTGTTTTCATAATCTTTTTCAAGATGTCTTCATCTTTGAACTCAACTGCCTTCATTGCCTGGTAATAATGCTCGACAGAAGGATACTTTGTTCCATCAATTTCTACGGCATGATCCGACATATTGCTGAAGTCGCGATACTGCCCGCTTGACTCGTCTGCAGTTGCAAATAATACTGGCTCTGGTTCAGCTTCCGCCTTCTTTAGCTTTCGTTTCTTTGGCTTCTCCGGCTCCTTTTCCGGTTCCGGTTCCGGTTCCGGCTCCTTTTCCTCCTCCTCCTCAGGCTCCTTGTCTTCCGGCTCCTTCTCTTCCTCCTCTTCCTCTTCCTCTTCCTTCTCTGGCTCCTTCTCCTCGGGCTCCTTCAACTTGCGCACTCTCTTAAACACAAATGCGCGATTCAGAAATGAGAAGTCGCGTTGCATTTCTCCGAGTGTAATACGAGTCTGATTCTCATAAATTTCGCTGAATAGTTTAGATTCCTGTAACTCAAATCCCATCTCCTCCATAATTTCTGTTACCTTTCCGAATGGAACCAAATACTCAATCTCAGGCTTAACGAAACTCTCTAGGTATACTTTCACCGGCATACCGAACTCTTCAGCCCAGTTGTCTTTGTCGCGGTATTCCTTGGTATATTCCCCTGCTACTCGCCCCTCGATCGTGAATAAATGCGTATTCTTTCCAATAAGCAGGGAGTATATTGCCTGACCGTCCGAACAAGTCCCAAAGAAGAATTCTTTACACGAATCACGGACATTCTTCGCAAACTTACGAAATGTTTCTTCCGATTCGCATGCATAGTGCATGGCAAACTGGCACGATACATCTTCGAACGAGTTTAATCCTTCGAAATGCTTCAGATAATCAGTATGTCCGGTCTGCGATCCTAGTAGAATCGGCATGTACTTGTCGCTCTGTTCGAGCAAAGGATGCTCTGTAAAACTTCCCTGAACTAGCAGAAGCGGTGGCAATCGTCCATCTTTCTTCTTCTCTAAGTACCGCTTACTTGCACTATCAACCGGAGATGCTAAGTTAGATAATGAAATATCCATTCCTACGATCTTAGAAGGCTGTGCCTTAATCCATTTCTGTAAATCTCCGCCCTTGCCAACTGCAAGCTCAAGCAGAGTATCTCCCTTTTTCACGTATTTTGAGTACAAATCTTCCTTGATTCGATTGTGAAATGCATAGACATCTGTGAACGCGCGCGCATCTCGCTTGATGTCGTCGCGATAGTACATGTCATCCTCCATCGTGTCGTCGATGGGCTCAGAGTAGTGTTTCTTCAACATGTCTGCGGTAACCGGTACATGCATCGACGTCCAGATAGAGTTTGCAACTGAGACATCATTACCATACTGCGCTTCGCCTAGTACTTTATACTGGTACGTCTTGTCGTAGCGTGTTCGCATGATTGTCCACTGCCGTGTGTCAGTGTCAAACGCGCACTCGATAATAGTGTTGTTTTCGACCTTCTGATTTTCTTCATCAATCGGAACTCCCCTTTCGTTTAACGGAATTAGAATTTGGTATGCATCTGGATCACGCGGAACTGATGGCTGAAATAGTGAAGGAATTCGCGCTGAGTTTATCAGTTCAAAATCTTCAGGCAAATCTCGTGGGACGTATTCGCCAGTCATCATCTCTCGCGGGTATACGTATATATCTTTTGCGTTCCTTGATACATACAGCTCTCCCTTGATAACTTCTTTGCTATCAACTGGATTTATGAACCGAGTTGGAGTGAACCGTACCAGAAAGTCGATACTATTCTGATCTGCTGGCTTCCATTTGTATACTCGAGTCCAAGTGCTTCCATTTCGATCTGATTGAGGCGCTACACTCGAAAGACGCGGTGTAAAGATAAGTCCATCTGTCTTATACTCAAATTCAGTATCAAGCAATTGTGTGATCGCTTCTTCCATCATGACACCATCACCAGCAAGGAATAACTTTGCCTCGATTCGCATAGGTGTAAGCGATGGTTCAACCTGGAACTCGCGCATATCTTCTAGGAAGAGATGGGCGCATCCCAGTCGAGAATTCAATGGATTCTTTAGAATGTCTTCATCGTTGGTCATGAGCGGAATGTTTCTCGTGTCGCGCTTTCGAAAACGATAGACATCGAAGATACAGAACAGGTTCTTGTCTGCAATAAATTCACCATCAAGGAAATCTCCTGCATGAGAATTATCCTTGACTTTCAATCCGGTCCAAGTGACTTGAAGTTTTGGAGTTATTTTTAAAATACGTCCATCGTTAGCAACATATAACCCTGATCGTTGTCCGTCTGCTTTGTTTGTGACCGTATACCCCTTGGAAACATTGTGAGGATTTCCCGGACGGATATGCTTTCGAACCATCGTAACCGGATTAAAGAAGATGTGTCCGCTCTTTCGGAACTCTTGTTCATATTTTTGAATGTCTGACTGAGTAAGCAAGAAACTTGTTTGGTAATAGGCTTTTAGAATGATAGTAGTAATCTGCATAAGTTCCTGAACTACTAGATTCGTATCCAGTTTGGTCTTCTCACCCACGAACTCAATTTCAAGCTCGTATGTGTGTGGCTGTTTCAGGACATCGCGAATCAGCTTGACCTTGCCTTCACGATCCTTCGACTTCACCATCGAAATATCAATCTGGAATAACCCGTTCGGAGTCTTATACGACTTGCGATTTATAAGGCGAAAGTATGCCTTCGGGTCACTTGGGCTTCCGTCGTAGTCCTTCTTGACAGGTGTTTCGCGACGCAGAGTGAACTTGGCGTTGATTTCTGAAACATCCAGAACGTCCCGCTTTCCGTCGTAATAGCGCTCTTTTCGCTCGACTTCTAGAGGGATTTCGCGGAACGAGTTGTTAGAGCATACCTTATGGATCGGATGAACTCCTCGGACAACGACACGTGTATCTCCAGGATATCCGATTGTTAGGTATTGTTCTTCCGTGGGAGGCCCGATCGACATAGTTTGGACTGCAGAAACAATCCGGTCTATGACATCTTTAGTCTGAATCTTACCCGAGAGCAGTTTACATTCAACCTCTGCTTTCGAATCGCGCTTTGCGATGTTCAGGAATTCTTCCAGCACTTTAAGATGCTGGGGAGAAATATACTCCATATCTGTTATATTTTAACTTGGATTAAACTTGTTCGTTTTTTATTGCACCATACGTTCATATGTCTTTCGCTGTTTGTTATCATCATCGATCCTTTTTCGTTGGTCAATTGAAAAATGAATATAGGTATCAATCTCTTTCATACATTCATCATTTAGATTCTCTGTTGAGATAAGAATTCCAGTCTGCGTCTTGGTGAAGTTGTCAGTGTACTTCTTGATGATATTTAGGATCTGGGAGTGTTCGTTCGGGTCCATCTTATCGATATAATCCTTCATACGCTCTCGATCTATTCGCGAGACCGAGTTCATTTAGCTTCTACATCCTCACTCCGTTTAAGTTTCCTCTTTTTAGGCTTTTCGTCAGACTGAACCGGATTGATAATAACTTGCATGACCTCGCCCGACTGTTTTGGAATGGGTGCTACCTCTGGAATATCTATTGCTTGAGTATTAGTTTCTTCAGCCTGGCCGACCAGTTTAGCAACTACAATGATCTCTTCATCACCCTGCTTGAACTGGGTCCCAATCACTTCAAATTCAATGTCCTGACCGGGCTCTATCTTTTCAAATAGGCTATTGCCCAGATGTAGATCGCGAGGAATCAGAATTTTCAACGGAGAAAGCTCAATATGAAGGCCGACCTTGGACTTAAGCACCACGTTTCCGCGAAATGTCTGGCCTGGATGTGGCATACACACGTCTGCTTGGAACTTCACATCGTAATCCACTCCGCCTTTCAGGTAGTTTGCACGACCAACAGAGTAATTCATAATCGTGAAACTATCCTGATGAATGAATCCCTCGCGTAGACATTTTCCCTGATAGTGATTCTTGAGCTGGGCTAGTAAGGATGATTGGATATTTTTCTGGATATACTTTGCATGAATGTGGACCTTCTTCGTCAGCTCACGGCGTTCAAATAGAGGATCCATTCTCTTGATATTAGTTTCCTAGATTACTTTAATCCCTTTTCAAACTGAAAAAGGTTTTTTTGTTTGTTTTTTATGTTTTGTTTGTTTTTTTAACGAATCCGAGTTAGCCGCCGAACAATAAATACGGCGCTTGCAGGATCCGTAGTGTCCTTATACGCCACATACAAGCGGCTTGCGCTCTTACCGACGCCGAGCTCCTGCCAATCCAATGTCGCCGTCTTCTTTCCCTTCTTGAGAGTCATCACCTCGTTATACGTCACACGCTTCCCCTTACCAGTGGTAGATGACAGGTAAAACCCGGCATCGTCCATCTTCTTCTTCTGAATGTGCGACGAATACTTCTTCGCGTCTGCAAACGTCTCAAACTCCGTCCACTCAGATTCAAAGTCGTCCTCGTCCGCCACGTCACGCGACGCGGTCTCGCTACTCTTCCGCCGGTTGTTGATGATCGCCTCGGGGTTCTCACCGGAGTTGATGATCTCGTTGAGCGTCTCCATGCTCGTCTCGGAGCCGTTGAACTCCTCGGCCATCTGCCGCGCCACGCGCTCCATGTCCACGCAGATGTGCATGAACGTCTTGGGGCAGTAGATCGTCGTGGTGCAGTAGCTGTCCCATCCCAGCATGTTTCCGCACGTGCGGCCGAACAGCTGGTAGATGTCGTCGTTTGTCAGGTTCGCGTGCCCAAACACCGCGGACGTGAACGAGCCGGTCTCCTCGCACGTGAGGGTCTGCCCCATGCCGACGCACAGGAACCCCGTGAACACCAGCGGGCGTCCACTCAGCCCGTCCTTATTCACCAAACTAGCCACCGCATTGCACGCCTCGTCGTCGCTACCCGACATCACGCGCGTCACCTCCTCGCCGTCGTCGTCGTAGTACGACAGCGTCTTCTCGATCCCATTCATCACCACCACCACGGCACTCGGCGACAGCTTGAAGATCAGGCTACGCACCATCGAGTGCGTCGCCTGGCGATACATCGCAGGGGCGAACACGCGCGCATCGGCGCACAGCAACTTGCGAGTAGACAGCACGTAGGCCATGTACCGCAGGAAGTCGCGCTCAACGCCCTTCGCCTTCTTGGCGTCCGCGATAGCAGTCACGAAGCCCTGCGTGACCTCGTCCAGCTCGACCGCCGTCTCGATGTTGATGAACTTGTGGTTGCTCGCACCGATGTAGTTCGGCGAGTCCAGGTTGTCCAGGTAGTGCGTCGTGATGTTCGACCAGACGCCAGTGCTGTAGATTCCCTCGGGCGTCGCAGTCATCGCCAGGATGCCCTCGACACTCTTGAGCGCGTGGATGCCCTCGATCTGCGACCGGATCTTCGGCGCGATGTACTTGTGGAGCTCGTCGTAGTACGCGAACATGCGCACCTTGTCGCCGTGGATGGCGTCAATCGCTTTGATGAAGTCCACGCCGTCGTTGAAGCGCACGGAGTGAGAGCAGCACACGATGATGCGCGGGAAGTTGGCCGTCGCGGTCATGAACTTGCCCTTCAACGTGTCGAGCGTCTTGGCGTGGTGGAACTTGCCCCCGTACTTGCTGGCGAACACCACGACACTGCCCTTTCCGTACAGCGTCTCCAGCGACGTGAGGCGGGCGACGAACTGCTTGTTGGCGAGGAGTGTGTTCATCGTGTAGATGATGTGGACGCTACGCTTGCTCATCTCGTCCTCTAGGATACGCGACGTGATGGTGCTGATGCACGTGAACGTCTTCCCCTCCTGGCAGCGCTTGACGCACAGCGCGAACTTCTCCATACGGTAAGGCTCGGACATTTTGCGTTGGTACACTGGTATTGGTCATGCCCGCTGTGGCCTTAAACTTCTTAAATCCGTTTTCCCGATTTTCACTTCAGAGTCTTTTTCATTTCGTCTAGCGCCGTCCATTCTTCAGGGGTATACCACACTATGCCTTCCTTCTCTTCCAATACGGCTGACCGAATTGACATATCTAAGTACACGCACTTCAACTCGCGATTCTTTGCTTCAGGGGGAAATGAGCCGCCTAACCATTCCATAAACGAGTCCAGAATAGCAGGAGGGTATACTATACACGTTCGACCACCAATTCCCTTGCTTCGTTCCACTTTCTTCACCGGAATCGCCTTTTCGTCTACATTAAATACTAGTTTCTTGTCTTCATCTTTAATTTTGATTGAACCGAAATACGCGTCACGCTGTTTCAAGAACTTATCCTTCAATTGCTTCTTCCACGCATCGTATTCATCCTTTTCTGTGCCGATTGGAGTTATCTTCTGGAATTTGGAATTGTATATCTCTTCTGGGCTAAATATGAATAGATTTGGAGTCTTTAGTGCTTTAGCATATACCGGTGGATTGGACCAGTTTATTGAAAAAATGTGCTTAATCTTGTCTGCTCGAGACAAGACGTGATCTACAAAGTACCATTCTTTAACCTCATCCGAAAAGTTTTTTACCAACGGAGGCCATCGGTGCTCAGATAATCTTTTGCTAATATCGAATGCCGGCTTCTCTTCTTCCTCTTCTTCCTCCTCTTCTTCCTCCTCCTCCGGCTCAGCTTTTATAGAAACTAGTTTGCTTGACTCGGGGTTTAGAATTTTGTCCTGTAATGTCTCATTCTCCCGAATACTGAATGAAAGCAGTCCCTTCTTTGCTTCAAGGTGCCCGCTTCGGCCATACGAATCCTTTAGAACTACACGGGATTCAACTGCATTCTGTAGAATGTATGATACCAATTCGGGTTCATACTGCTTCATCTCTTTTGATTCATACATATCCTTGAACGTCCATATCGGTTTCCGTAATATCATTGAAATCAATTTGTCAAGTATTTCGTCCCGTACGTCCAGTATTGCAGACAAGGGTCGGACGTGATTAGGGTCTTCTTCAGACTCTTCCACTTTACACTCCAACTCGGTATCTTCGATGAATGCAGGCGAAGACATGGCTTGAATTGGTAACTGAAGTTCAACGCCATCTTGATTACGTGTTTGAGGGACTTTGAGGTTTCTCCAGTCTGCAGGAAGAGAGTTGACTGCATGTTCGAGCAAACAATCCATCGCAGATTCCATTAAATTCTTCTTAACTTTCGCAATTGCAATTCCTTTCTGTTCTACAATTGCACGATATATGTACTCGTCCAACGTTTCCTGCTTTTTGTTTGCATAACGGCATACGTGGAGATATACTGTCGTGTTTTGCTGTTCGAACGGCAGAAGTGAATGAGAACATACACGCATACCTCGTCCAATGACTTGCTCTATCCGGCTCATATTGAACCATGGGTCTAGAATGTGGATTTGACGAACATATCGAAAATCAACACCTTCAGATACCTTTGGTGACGCAAGAATTACACGGATATCTTCTCCATTAACATTTTCGCGTCTGCGAAGGCGAGTTAGAATGCGATTAATCTCTGTGTCCGAATTTTGAGAGGTGATTAAGGCGTATTTTCCTTTGGATCCTTTCTGAACTTCATTAGACGGCTCTCCAAGTAAAGTGTTCCCTAATGCAGACGTGTATCCGTGTTCTTCCAGACACATCGCGAATAACTGAACTCCCAATTCTGCTAAATTGGAATATATGAACACAACTCCGGTAGAGTTATCCAGGATATTTGCGATGAGGGCAAACTTTGAGCTATAGGTTGCAACTTTAGATGGAGTTAAAAATGGTTCTGTTTTGTAAAAATATTGTCCTTCACGTTTTTCGAATACATCATTGAATCCTTTATTTTCTGGAAATGTACAGATTGTTCGGTATTCTGAGAGGCCTCTTAGCTTCAACTCGCCGACTATTCCTGCTTGAAACGGAGACATGATGGATTGGGTCAGTGGAAGATACTTCAGTCGAGTTGTAATTTTCTTGCCGTTCACGTCCAGTATGCGATCGTTCTTTGCGAGAATGTTATCAGGCGGAGGTAACCGGAACGGGAATGTGAATGGGTTCTCTCCCTTAACGAATGAAATATATGTCTCACACAGTGATCGAAACTCAATTTCGGCTTTACGATTGATGAAATCACCTTCTTCGGTAAAGAATTCATTTGCATGAATCGATTCACTCGGGGCCTGCTTCCTGGAATTCCACAAAAACAAATTCAAATAATCAAATACTTCTTCGAACCTGTCGTACATAGGAGTTGCTGTCAATAATACGAGGGTTATTCCATTTGCCACTTGTATAATCTGTTTTAAAGCAGCACTAATTAACTTTGCATCTACATTAGTCTCGGTCGTCTCACGTAAGTTGTGCGCTTCGTCGACAATTAGAAGTCGATTATCGAATGTTGCGTGAATCCAGGTCTTAACATCTATGGGAGTATTACGTATCTTCTGCTTCTCCAGAATATTTGCAAATTCACCATAACCTTGAAATTCATAAAACTCATTAATGATTTTAGCGGCGCGAGACATGAGAGTTTCCTGCTGTTCACGGCTTGAGACCTTTAGAGGCTGGCGCTGTCCACGCTGAAGTATATCTAGATAACGACGACCGGTGCACTGCTTTGAAGTCAACAGCCCGTCTACGTCAACATTGACTCGTGATACATCGAAGATTTGATTCTTAAAATTCTCCTGGATTGAAGGGTTGGCAAGGACTAATACTTTCTTGTCCTGAAATTCGGGTCGTAAAATGTATTCTTCTGCAACTTGGATCGCAGAGCAGGTCTTTCCGACACCGGTCCCGTGAACTAGCAAGATGTTCTGTGTGGGTGCATCCGGACTTAAGACACGACGAAGGAACCTCTGCTGTGGCTGTAATTTAAATGCAAAGGAAGTAGAAGAACAAGCGTCCTCTCGCATCTGTTTGAGAGTATCCAAACTTGCAGGCGGTAAGTCTGCGACCTTTGTCTCTGCAATTTCCGGATACGTTACGTTCACCATTATATTTCTATTAGACAAATGGATTTAGATCTTTCGTTCGAAGAAGCGGACCATATCCTGCGTCGCGACTGGTTTATGTCGTCTGAGGACATCGATGATTTGCTTTGGAAACTATACGAGGAAGTGTACCAGCAAGTATTCGAGATTCGGCACACGTATTCGGACAGGATCCAGGATGTGTTCTATAAATACGAAACACGCCCCCCTTCAAGAGTAAAGGAACTCACGGATGAAATGATGGACGAAATATGGAAGGAAGAGTACGAATTGTTTAATAGAAAACGCGCCGAGTCAATGAAAACGTTTGTACCTCCTCCACGACCACGAACATTATGGGACGACCAGTATGATGAATTGAAGGCTAAGATTGACAATTACTACGTCCAGTTAGAAAAATACAATAAGAAGTCAAAGTATTACAAGGACGATATTGAAAGAGTTGTCACTGCAATCGGAACCGCCCAAAACGAATTTGAAAGTCTCAAGGAGAAGATAGAGCAACAAGATAAGAACTGGCACGAACTACAATGGATCGAAAGTGTAGTCTTTGCAGGCGCAGATGTTACTTGGTGATGACGTGTCGTTGTGAAAAGACGTTTTGTATCGAGCATAAAGATCCCGAGGATCATGAATGTGGCTTCGACTACAAGTCCTATGGTAAAGATTTGTTGGAGAAGCAAAATCCTAAGATAAAAGCACAAAAAATTGAGGCCTTATAATTAATGAAACTATTATCGATAGCAAGTGCAGTTGTATGGGTTGACTTCCTGACAATTATACTTTCAAAAATCTTCCATCTTGGACATTCGTTAGATAAATGGTATAAACAATTTGGAATTGTGGCGGTAATTAGTGATTGCTTGGTCATTGTTCTTGGAATCCTTCTTGTGTTGATTGTATTTCCAAATATTAGCCTGGTCTATTTAGTATTAGCGGTAGTCATTGTTCAGATAGTTCATGATGTTCTCTTTTTTCTGTTTGTAATTCAGCCAATACCTTCAGGTCATAACGCAATGATAGATTTATTTAAGGAGTATGCAGACGAGAACTCGTGGAAGATATTAGTTGCTGACTCAATTATGATTGCGTCAACATGTATACTTGCCAGTTACTTAGATACTATACCGGCTATTTATTCTTCGTTTTTTGGGTTATTAGGAGTCTATGGTATTACTTATATTATTTACACTACATAATGGGAGGCGGATTATTTGGCACTCCTTTGGCATTAAATCCAAAATGTCTAGTGTTCTCTGGATTTGTACTGGCAATATATTGGCTTCCGCATCCTTCTTATGTTTCTCATAACATTGTCGTTGGATTTCTCCTTGCTACCTTAGCATATGTGGTCATGGCCTGGTATGATCTTATATATGATTGCAATGATCATCTAAGGCCCACTATACTGGGATGGATATCGATGCCTTTTAAGCCCCAAGAATACCGAGACGCATACGAACAATTGCCTGTGAAATACCAGAAAATTGTTAGATGGGTTGATATCGGTATTTTAATCATTCTTCTTATACTAACGTTTAGTCCGTATCTGCTTCAGGCGTCTCGTCGTCAGTAGTCTCTGCTTCAGGCGTCTCGTCGTGAGTAGTCTCTGTCTTAATCGCAATCAGCTGCTTGATCTCCTGGCGTGCAAGTTCAAGCTCCAGCTCGATGTGAGCTAGCTTACTATTGACCTCATTGTTGAGTAGCTTCAGCAGTGAGTCGTACGTATAATACAGGAAGACACTGCTACCAACAAGTCCGATAAAATACACATAGCTGTTGATATAGCACTCCATTTGTCTTATAGATGATTATTGCGCGAAAATCATTTATACTGAGGTCTCAAGTATCTCTTCGATCCTTACCTTGAGCGCCTTCTCGCTCTGTTCTGGAAGCATACCTGTCACCTTTACTTCATCCTCTGGAGAATACACTTTCACCTTCTCAAGCCCATTAGTTTCGGAAGGCATTGCAATATCTTCAACATCTTTGAACTCCATATTGAATTGATTGATGATAGACTTTGGTGATGACGGCGTTGTTTCGGATAGACGTTCCATGCTGTCGCGAATTAGTTTTAGAAGCTGAGGAGGGGGCATGCGTTCGTCACGAGGCAGGGCTAGTTCGATTGCAATCTGGGAGAATAGTTTGCTGTACTGGATGTACGCAATCCGGTGAGCTTCTGCGCGCTTAGCGAATGAGAAATAGCTTCCTAGAGTGTTTAAAATTCCAACAAAGATAGATACACCACCGATAGCAATGCCGGCTAGTTGGGTTTTATCTCCGAACAGGGTTGATGATCCGACTGATGCAGTTCCAGCCACGGTTGATAATACAATAACAGGAATCTGGATTATATTATTTCGATAATTCTGGTGAAGTTCCGCGCGCTGATGAATCCACGCGAGTCCGCGACACTTTTCTGCTTCCCTGGCAATCAGAGTTTCTAATTGGACCGACCAGTGTATTTCCCGTGTTTGTTGCTCGTTATCTTTTGGAGGACAGTTATTGCTGTCTGCCATTTTTTAAATTGCTACATTTTATCTGCGTCTAGCCCCCATCATACCCATTGGTGGAGGAGGGGACATTGGAGCAGGGCGATTTAGAAATAACGCATAATACGGGTAATAGAACCCGCTAAAGATGAATGCAAGGATAGACCATCCTACCGAGTGAAACGTATCATAAGATAGTTTAGCGGCGCCGTATGAGAATAAGATTGACAAAATCAAACTTATCGATACACTCATCATCACGCCTGCTCCTCCGGACATAAGCCCTACGGAAACACCTGGTGATGCCTTCTTTGCCTCCTTAGTTTCAGCTATTACAGGTGATGGATTGCTCATTTATTAAAAACGAATTATATTTTTTATTATTAAGTAAGTAATCAAATTTTTTATTTACAGCATAAAACACTATATCATCAAAATGTATAATAACTGTAATTCTATAGAGGAAAAAATTTTATATTGTTTTTGGACAGGAGACAATCACATGTCAGAAAATAGACAACGTTGTCTTAGTGATTTAATTACTAACTCAGAATGTAATGTTAAATTAATTACTAAATATAACCTTAATGAATACATCTTACCTGAACATCCATTACATGAGTCTTATCAATATTTATCTGAGACACATAAATCAGATTATTTAAGAACATATTTCATGAATTTTTATGGAGGTGGTTATAGCGATATTAAAATGACAACAGGATCATGGAATAAACATTTTGATGATTTAATAAATAGCGATAAATGGATTTGCGGGTATAAAGAAATAAATGGCGGGGTGGCTTATGAACCAGTGCAGCTGTATTATGATTCTCTTATAGGTAATTGTTGTTACATTTGTAAACCTCAATCACCGTTAACAATCGAATGGTATAATGAAATGATTGCGTTGCTTGATAGTAAATTAGAATTACTTATAAAAAACCCTTCATCTTTTCCGCAGGATTGTGCTGAGCGTGGAACAGGTTATCCTATTGAATGGAATGAAATGTTAGGTAGAATTTTTCACAAAGTATCATATAAGTATCTTGATAAGATAATGAATACATTACCTATACTAATCTTTCAAAATTATAGATAGTCTGAAATAATATTAATTAAAAACGAATTATATTTTTATCGATAGCTTGATGATATTAAGAATGTCACTTGAAATTATTGTTGGACCTATGTTCTCAGGCAAGTCTACATATGCCTTGTCTTATGTTCGAAGAAACAGGTCAATCGGTCGCAATGTTAAGATAGTAAAGCCAAATATAGATTCAAGGTACACTGATAGTCATGTTATGATTTCTCACGACAGGGAACAGATTCCCTGCGTTGTGTGGGATGTAAATCTTCCATTCGACACAAATTATTTCATAAACTCAGACTGCATTGTCGTCGAAGAAGCCCAGTTCTTTCGCGGACTTAAAGAGTTTGTCAAAAATCTTCTTATTGATCAACAAAAACATATTCTACTAGTGGGTCTGGATGGAGATGCCTCTCAAGAAACATTCGGAGAGATTTTAGATTGCGTCCCTCTTTGCAACAAACTAACTAAACTGAATTCGTATTGTTCGGTGTGTATGGATGGGACACTTGCTTCGTATACGAAACGTATCAATGAGGAAAACATACTAGAGCAAGTTCACGTTGGGGGATCTGAAATGTACAAGGCAGTTTGCTTGAAGCATCTGTAATGGAAAAAGTTGTGCTTGATGATTTTTATATTTATTTAGTAGAGCCCGTCAATCCACACCTTGCGGGTGTCCGCGTCCATCACAGCCAGCCTATCCAGAATCTTGTTCCCCTGTGCAATCCGCTCGTCCTCGTTGTCAATGTCCAACAGCTTCGGGAACTCCCGGCCCAGCACCTCCGATATACTCTCAAATGAGCCGACGCCCTCCAGGTAGCCCGCCAGCACGTTCGCCAGCCGGCTCAGGTTGCCCTGCTGGCACATGCCGACGTTGTCCTCCAGCTCTGATTTTAGAATGGTACGCAATGTTTTCCGGTCCTCCGAGTTCTTGATGTACTGCCACAC